CCAATTCATCGGACACACCATATTTAGCGATTGCTTGAGTAGTATCAGTTACGGAGTAACCATGTAAGAATTTTTGTACATAGTTGGATTCACGTTTACGTGGATTTGCTTTTTGAGAGTCGAAATCAACTGCTTCTTGGTAAGCATTTTCCATTGCTGGACGCAAGGAGTCATTTAACCATGCATGTTCTGTAGATTTAACAGAAGTTTTACCAAACTTATTAGTCAAAAGTGTTTGGTCAGGGTCAATTGCTGTGACGAAATCAGTGATGTCCTCTTTCTTACCTACAACGGTAAAAGAACGGACAGCTGTATCTTTATCTGCCAATGTGTTATACCTCTTTCAAAAATTATAAGCTGGTCAAGCCAGTTTGTTGGAATACTTTAACCAACTCATCATTCGTCATACGACCTAAAGATTTAAAGTCAACTTGCTGTGTTGCGGACATAGGTGGTCGTTCAGAACTACCAGCACCTTCTAATACAGGAGGTTTTGGTTTATTAGTTGGTTGTGGAATATTTGGTACCGTTTGTTGCGGTGTTTGTTGCTGATTGTATTGTGCATTCATCATACCATAATACTCATTACGAGCTGCGGTCATGAATTGTGCTACTGTATCAGCATCATAGTTATCTAAAGCATTTTGAATTTTTACTGCTTGTTGATAAGGCATGTTTTGCAACTTATATTGTGCATAACGGTCAATTTCATCAAAGTTAGGGTCTTGACGGAATTGGTTTACCACGTGAGTGAAATTCTTTTGGACAGCTTGTTGTTCATAAATTTGTGCTTTAATAGTAGCTACGCTATCTGCTAATGCCGCAATATGAACTGGATTAAGTTCATCGAACTCAGTCCCCAAATGTTTTTCAACTTCACCTTTAGCAAACTCTGTTAATTTATTGTAATATTCCGCTTGTGTAACTTGTGGTTGTTGCGGCTCTTGTGTTTGTGGTTTTGCTTGAGGTTGTTGATATTGAGCGTATTGTTGTTGTAACTGACGGCGTTCATCAGCCAATGCTTGTGTTTTACGAGAATAATCAGCTTGTCGTTGATAACCGTTTAGTAATTCCTCAAGAGGAACTTGCATTTCTTGACCATCAACTTTGACCGTATACATTTGTGGTTCTGGTGCTTTATTTTCTGGTTCAGTTTCTGTAGGTTGTCCTTCTTCAGATTCCTGCGTTTCTGGAGCAGGGTCTACATCTTCATCTCCATCAAAAGAAAGCATTCGATTGCCATTAAAGAATACGTCTCCGTTTTCATCAATGCCAAAATCAAAATCAGCAGGTGCAGTGTCGCCACCTGTTTCAGCTACATCAGTAACTTCTGTTGGTTCAGTTTCCGTTGCAGGTACGTCTACTTCACCTTCTGCAAATGTTTGCAAATTAAATTCAAAATCCTTCATGTTTTCTCCTTTCACTCCCTAACGGGTTGGTGAATGTTAATACAAATTATAAGCCATCTATAAATTGTGGAAGAAACGACCGATGGCGGAACCGTCCCAAATAGATTGATGCGGTGCTTGAATAGTGTAGTCACCACTAAATCGTGGTTGTGGTGCTGGAGCTGGTGCACTTACTTCACTAGGAGTATCTGATGGTGCTTCATAATAACCACTATCAGGTTCACTGTAAGAATAAGATGCCGCTCTAGCTGCTGCTACTCTAGCCGCTTCAGCTTCTGCTTCTTGACGCAAGCGTTCTTGCTCTGCTAAATATTCACGATATGGTGCACGAATGGCTCCTTGCCGATATAATTCTTCGATTTCTTGAGGATGGAATTCAGTTCTTGCTTTCATTGATGCAATATCATCCTTTCCCCAACCTAACTCTCCGAGTTTACCGTCGTCCGCCCATTGATAACCCATTTCTTTAGAGAATGGATTTTGTCGTGCCCATGCCATATCTTGAGGAATAGCATCCATACGTTGCTGAGCAATCTGTCCCATTGTTAATGGGGTATAGTTTCCTTCAGCTGCGTTACGGAATTTATCCTCCAAAGCTTTGCCTTGTTGCAAAATATCATAGATAGCACTAGGATTAGATAATCCTTGATGACTAGCTGCGAATTCCTTACTACCATCACTTTGAAATTTAGGTGCCATACTCACAGATGTAAAATCTTGAGATGGTTTAAATGCACCATTTGGAGCGAAGCCCTGAGTTGCCTCATATTGAGCTTTCGCCTGATTAATCGGTTCTCTTTGTTTCATGTAATCTTGGTAGTTAGGAGCAGCTGGCTGAATACCAGCTTTTTTTGCTAATTGTTCTGCAATTGGAGCATAACCCATATGTGGTACAAAGTCAGTTTGTGGTTGACTAGGTGCAGGGTCAGCTGGCATTACTTGATGTTGTGCTTTTGCATTAAGACTAGGCTTCTTATTTAGCAATGCTTGCTGTTCTGGAGTAAAGCTTTGCCTTTCACTATATTCATTATTTGTAGAACTTTCGCCACTATTTTGTTTCATTTGAGGCACTTCCGTGAAAGTTCCTGTATTAATGTCATATTGAAAGGGTAACTTCTTGTTACTATAAGAAATTTTCAATTTTACATATCCTTTCTAAAAAATGTTCTTAACCCTGAACAGGGAGATAATTGGACCACCTCCATCATACTACGCCATATACGAGTTCAGTCATCAAATTATCACCCCCAATCGTGGTTATTGTATTTATTCTGGATAAAAGCCTTGTTGGCTATTAAAAGCCTCAGCCTCCAAAATCGCTTTAAGGTCAGCTTCTGCCATATCACCATTAGCAATTACAGCAGTTAAGAAGTCGTTAAAAGCCTCCGATGCGACCAGTAGGTTCCGTTGGTGCTCCATTTCCTTGACGGGGCACGTTTTGAGGCGATTGATTATCAACCCTTGATACGCCTCCAACCAGTCCTTGAGCAAGGTTTGCACCGCCGAAGCTAAATCCCGTTCCTGCATTTCCGCTTGCAGGTTGTCCGTTATTTTGGATAGTGTTGAATAATCCGCTTTGTTCCGAGCCATTGCCTTCGCCTCCAAATAATAATTGTAATTCAGGTGGTAACATCAATAAATATTGAGGTGGTAATACACCAAATGTCATGTACGATTGCAATGCTTCAGGTGGTAAGCTACTTAATACTTGTTGTTTAAGCTGCATATCCATAATTGCACGTTGTTGTACAACTGCTGGGTCTGTAACATAATCGTTGTAATTTTTAAAGCCAGCACTTTCAATCCATTTTTTGAACAGATTGTAAATGTTTTGTGGTGTTACGATAGGAATACCAGCTGCTTGTGTTTGCATTAATGCCGTAAGCATGGTTTGCAATGTCATAATGGTAGATTCTTTAGTAGAAATACTAATACCAGCATTGACCACTAAGTCAAAATTACCATTAAGGTCGTCAGGACTAATACGTAACTGTTTATTCGTTAGCCTAATCACGGTATCTTGGTCTACAAATTTTTGATTGAGGCTAACCATGAAACGAAACAGTTCCGATATTCCTGTCTCCGCAAACATACGAGCCACTAATTCTAGCCGTTGTGCAGATTGTCCCAAAATAGCACTAATACCTGTAGCCGTTTTATTAAGACTATTAGCATCAAGACCTTGGTTATACCGTGTAATACCAGTGCGATTTTCTTTTTGACCTTCTAAATACTCCAAGAATTGGAATGTTTGAGGAGATAATTGGTTGACTGGCATTGGCATCGCCACATCACCCATATTAGACCCCGGTTTTTTACGGATAACTTTACGACCTTCAATATAGTCAGAAATATTAATACTATCTTCTGCTAAAATCATTTTAGGGTCATTAGTTAAGGCGATATTTTGTACGATTTGACGAGTGAGGGCAACTTTCATGTCCTGTAATTCACCAATTAACTCTGCATAGGAGCGTTTTACCCAAATACGATGAGGGTCTTTAGTTGGAGAAATAGAAAAGAATGGGTGTCTACCCATATAGTTAGGTTCAGCACGAAGAATTACATCACCAGCAATAGTAATAATCATATCTTCAAGAATACCATCGTTATTAAAGTCAATTTTAGTATAACATTCATAAATTGTAACTTCTTCACGAGCTTTGTCTTGTTGATTATTATGTAATGGTGTGTAATGGTCCCCAATTACATCTTCTACTTGGTCTGTAATCCAAGATACAGGACCATTATCAGGGTGAACCATGTCGACATTTGCGTAAATACCTTCACGCTCTTTTTGACGAAGATGAGACATCGTAACCTTTTTACGGTGTGCTACGAAATTCGCATCTTCGAGGTTTTTAGCATCAGGAGAATATAAAAACTCCGATACTAATATGTTTTCTAATTTAGGACTATTCTTAATATAATACGGAGAATTCCATGTTACAGTGAAATCACCCATTATATCAGGTCCTTCTACGTTGGTAATTTCTACACCAGTTTGTGTTAAGAGTTTTAATGCATCGGCATTAAGCTGTGCTGTTTCTGGTGTATAACCTTCTGTACGCTCCCAATAGCATTTGATAATACCCATACCAGTAATCAAAGCATCTTTCATCCAGTTATACAGGATAGGGAAGAATTTGTTTTGTCTTTGTAATTGGTATACCAATAAGCTTTGCATAACTTCTGCATTTTGGTCATCTTCTTCTGTAACACCAGCTACCGTAATTACTTCATCAGAGCCAGTAAATACTTTCATCAAAGATGGTAATGCCCATTCAATAGTATCTGCCACATCTGTAGATACCAAAGAAGAAGTTTTACTTAAAATAGGGAATTTATGAGCATAATATTCTTTATCAGCATAATAGATATTGTAACGCTCACGCACAGTAGGCTGAATAATGGATTGTTGATATGCCTCAGCATCGGCAATATCAGCTTTAACTAAACTTAGTAAAGCCTTGTCAGCTTCCTGACCAGTTAATTCAACTGTGAAATCTTCAGCCAATCTTACATCGCACCTCCCATCGGTATATCAGCTGTACTTACCGTACCAAATGTACCAACAGGTGGACTGGCAATAGCTGAAATGTGTGCTAAACTATCAATTAAATCATCATGTAAAGATTTAGGGAATGATAAAAACTCACTCTCTAACTCTACTAAGAAATCCTGCCCCATAGGGAACCATAATGTACCAGCTTTAAATCGTGGCTGCAAAGCTGCGATACGGATTTCTTTTTTCTCTTTTGCTTCTAAAGGTTTTACGGTAAACCAAGTGTTACGCTTAATCATTTCCTTTTCCACAAAATGAATAAGAGCCGCTTGATAAGCGACTTTTTCAATACCAACATAAATTGGTCGGTATTTCTGGACCATGTGGAATATGGTATCAATTGTTTTAGTTGGGTCCCACCTACCATAATCAATCTCAAGTAGGAACCAATGGTTATCTGGGTTTACAGCAACAGCACAGACAGATGTAAAGTCAGCTGTTTCCTTTTCGGAAATAGCCAAGTCACATGCGACGAATACAGAACATTCTTCTAGTTGTATCGTATTAGGGTCATAATACCTAAAGTATTCTTTCTTAAAGATTTGGCTTTCAGGAGAAATAGCAATACATAGCTTTTCACGTTCCCAAATATCTAACTGACCAAGTTTACGCCACTTTTCACGTTCATTGTTAATAGCTTCTACTGGATACATTTCTTCCCAGTTAGATTTGCCATCTTCATTTAATACAGGAATGCGTTCCGCATCAAAGTCTAATTCCTCTTTGTTGGATATTACCTGTTCGATAATACATTTTTCACCAAGGTTATTGCCGATGAAGAATATTCGTGTATTTTTACCAAGGAAATACACATCAGATAAGAACCATTGATAGTCAGATTTTTGTACTGTATCAGATAAACTATCTTCCAAGTCTTGAGGGTCGTCTATGAGGATAATATCAGGTCGTCTATCTTTGTTGTTCAAACCACGGACACTGGAACCTTTACCATACGCTTCCATACGCACAGTAATTTCTTCCCCATTCTCATCTTTAACTACAATCTCAAATGCTTTCTCAGATTGCTCTTTAATACGAACAAGATTAAGGTTCATTAATTCGTTACTAGTATATTCTTCAGCAATATCTTTAAGCCTTCGGCTGGCTGCTCGTTGGTTAGCCATGATGAATACGATGTATTGTTTCTTCTTGGATGGAAATACCAAGCAATGAATTGGGAAAGCTCTCAATACATACGACGTTTTTGCTGATTCACGAAAACCTTCTACAGCATAATGTCGATTACCATTCAGTAATACATCTCCCCACTTGTAATGGAACCAAGCAGGTTTTACTTCATGCTCTGCTGGAAGAAACATTTGTCGGAATAATACCAAATCATTTTTGCATCTGTCGTATATCTCTGCTAACTGTTCAATTTCGTTTGACATTACCAATCTCCTTTCTTGCCCTTTCACTACTATCGGTGGAAAATACGATTTAGACTTTTGTTTGTTTCATAACAGTTCATTTGGTAATACTACAAGCTAATTTGGATTTGTAAAAATATTACACGTTATCGGTTTCGTAATAGATAGTACTGCTGTATTTGGAAGCCCTACCATAGAAAGCTGATAACGTCTTTTTCTGACGAGTACGTAAGTACGAGGAAGAAAAAGAGAAAGATAAAGAAAGAAATATATAAAGAAAGAAAAGAAAGAGAAAAAGAACTAGTAAACCATACAATATGTATTTTGCCATTTTTGGGTACTTACGATACCCCTACCGTATTAATATGACCTCATCTGACTATTGTTTCAACTGAGAAACAAAAGTGGTACAACTAATAGTCCACTGTGAAACAATTACTTCATGCTATCTTCATGTTTATATTAGATTTGTAAAAAATTAGGGAGAAGTGTATTGCTCATCATTGGGTGCTCTTCAACCTATGTGTTTGTATGGATTTTTGTATAAGCAGACGACCTTACAGAAAAGTGTCGAATTTGTATATAACAATCATTTCAGAAGTGTTTGGATTTTTGTATAAGCAGTCTCTATTTTGTATGTCCGCCCACCACCCGCCAAATGCGAAGCCCCACCCCCTGACAGGGGCAAGGATAAGGTCAAACAAATGTACGATAGAAAGGGTAAAATTCATAGTATCACAATAAACTATATATAATAAGGGGGGTAGTGTCGCAAAAAGCGGGGTAGATACAACGCATTGCACTATATCAGCGGAGGTATGAGATAGTGTAGCCACAGCAAGCGACAAGGCTTGCAGGGTACAATAAACGTACCTAATCAATTATTAACACGCTTGAAAGCGTAGAAAGAGGTCTATCATGGCTAAAACAGTTACAACAAAATTTGAATTACAAAACATCATTTCTAACGCACGTAAACTCAACGAAGGTGAAAAATTGCCTATTAAAGACCATGCTTACGGCGTATCTGTTGATAAAAACACAGGCGATATTACTATCGTTATGACTATCAACGCACGTGATATAGTGAAATCTGCCAAGGGTAGTAATTTTGTAGTCCCTGTGGCTAATGCTACTTCTGCACGTGGTACAGGTGTAGTAGAGGCTCATTCTGATGACGGCTTGACTGTACGTTTATTCACTGATAGAATGTATATCTCTACTGTGGAATTAGAACAAGAAAAAGAGAAAAAAGCCACTAAAAAGAATGATAGTGAAAAAGCGTTACTTCGTGAAAATCTTGACGAAATGAAAAAACAAAATGAAATGCTTATGAATATCCTAAAAGAAAATGGATTAATTAAGTAGTAACTCTCATAGGGTAGTCTATTAAGGCTACCCTTTTTTATTATCTATTTTTAATTGTATACAATTTAGTTTTATATGTTTATATTACTATATACGTAGATATGATACAATGGAATTTTATTCTTTTCTTTTCCCCGCCAGTCAATTTTATACAATGTAATTGTATTCTATTTTCTGGTGCTTTTTTATTTTGTCTTTAATAGAACATATGTTTATCTTGTATACAATTTAATTGTGTATCTAATTAGTAGATATAGAATTAAGTTTTATACAATTCACTTTGGTATTAATTATATTTCATACAATACATTTGTATGTGATTATCTTTATTAATATTTACATTTCACGCAATTTGATTTTATGTTATTATATCTTATACTGTATTATCTTATATTGTTTGTATTTTATAAAATGGAATTTGATACTTTTATTTTCCCCGCAACCGTATTGTATATAATTATATTGTACTCAATTTAGTCGTATCTGTTTTAATTTAATGTTATTTTATGGTATTCGATTGTATTGTATATTGTGTCATCATGTCCAATTAATTGTATAGAATTGTATTTTATACAATTCAATAGTAAACGACAGTTTACCATGCAATCTTATTTGGTATCATTCAATCGTGATTATTGTTAGTTGCATCAAATTTAATTGTATCTTGTAGCGTGTATTTAGTTGCACGCAATTTAATCTTAGGCTATCCTATTGTAGGGTAGCCTTTTTTTATGTCTATTTAATTGTGTACAATATTATATCGTGTAATTTAATTGTATTGTGTAAAATTCGTTTATTTGCCCTGTACGGCGTTTTTATGTTTTCTACGATAGATTATACCTAAAAACGATTAGAGGGGTCTTATAGCTTAAATAAATCAATTCTAGGGCTATTGACAAATAATTATATATGTGTTATTTTATTATATTTACATTTAATAGAAAAATACAATTATATTTGATACAATTTAATTGTTGATAGATTAATCACATACGATTATTGTTATTTATATATAATCACACACGATATATTTTTAATTGCATGCAATATAATTTCACGCACGATTATTAGACCGTAACATCGAACATACGTTTGCTTGAATGGTTGTGGTGCTTGACGTGAGGGCTTGCCAGTCCGCATGGTTGCTGGATTTTGCGGTTGAGCCGTGGAGATGGGGCATAGTGAGGTTGTCCCCAACGGACGGCACCACGTTAGGTGAACACATCAAATCTCTTTTATCGGTGTCAAGTTAGCCCTAAAAAAGCGGCGAGAAAGGCGGTCTATGATGGCTGAAATTTCCCAAGTTGTAAAAGATGCTCTATATGAGCACGCATCGTACGATTTTGATTTCAATGAGTACGGTGAAGATATTGCCGAATTGTTTAATGTGGATTTTGACGCATTAAATGCTTGGTGGCGTGATTTCTTAGGATTGGAGGGATATCATGAGTAATAAACACAATTTCGATATATTATTAGGGAAGGAACAACGCCGTAAAAGACCGTCATCTTTATGTAGATTACCGTAATAATGTTGCAGAATGCTATGATGGTGATACAATGACAACATTGATTTGCATTTTTATTATCATGTATATATTATATTGTTTGTATGTAGTATTTAAGCAATAAACGCTTAGAAAGGAACTTTTATGGCACGTACAATTTTTGGTATTTTTGCTTTATGGCTTAATCAAAAAAGAGAATTAGATTTTATGGTTAATCGCATACCATCTTCTAATCTAAACGCTACAGAATTAAATATTTTAGCAACACAATATGGTGTATCACATAAAGTAGTTGATATGGCTTACGATATGTGGCGTGTTGTAAAACCATCAAAAAATCTTATTCAAAATATTTGTGCAAAAGCTTTACGTCTTAATACAACCGATAAGGTATTTTTGTACAACTCATGTGTAATACCACGTGATATGATTTTTCAAAACAATGACCATAATATTAAAACATGCTGTGGTGATAAACAAAATCTTATTAAAAAGGAAAGTACTAAAATTGGAGTATATTCCATCAGTGATGATTATTTCATTTATGATAAAGATTTTGGTTTAATGTCGTTTAATGAGATACGTAACTCTGAATTATCTATGGCAATTCAGGATTGGTTTGATGTTGAAAAATAGGAGGTTTGTATGCATTTCTTTAGTTATGAAGGGGAATTAATAAACAAGACTCCACACGAAATTACTATTTTAGGTGATGATAATGAAGTAGTCGAAGTCATCCCTGCTTCCAATGGTCAAGAATGGCGTCTTGATGAAACTACGACTATTAAAGGCCGTATTAATGGTAAACGAATTTCTAAAACAGTTTATCACTGTAGTCAATTACCAGAACCTCAAAAAGGTGTATGGTATATTGTATCTGCACTATTTAAATTTCACTATCCAGAGCGTACTGACCTATTGGTACCTGCCGAGGTGGTGCGTGATGGTTCTCGTATTTTAGGATGTAAGAGTCTGGGGGTATAATAATGAAAGAACTTGCAATTACAGTAAACTCTGAAACAGGGTTTGCGGTTTATAAAGGTGAAGAAGATAATGTTCTCTTTACTGAATATTCTGGATATAAAACCTCAAAAGAGGATAGAATATCCAATATTATGACAAAAGTGAAAAAGGGTGAATATCGTATTCATGCTTCTAAAGCATATCGCCCTGAAGTATTATTAGTACCTACTGACCTTGACGATGAAATTATTAAGTTTGGGGGACTTCCTTATATTGTTGGTAGCCCAACACATGATAAACATACGTTAAGAATTGGTGAAATCCTAGGTCAAAAATATGTATCTTTGATTGGCATACCTATGCTACAGGTGGACGGTATTCATGAAAGCCTTAAACGCTTTGGTACTGACTTACGTAGTATTGGTTATTACGGTGAAGGTCTATATCAAATGGTAGCCAAAAAAGCCGAAAAAGATAGACCTATTGTCATTATTAGTGATGATACAGTTGCTTCTATCGGTTTTGTATTTATTAATGGGTTGCTTTGTGCTTCACGTTATTATAACAGTGCTGAACATAAAGCTGGTTTTGTAGACCGTATTATCTCGTCTACAGCCTTAGCACAAGACCTTGGCAATTGTCAAGTAGCATTGTTTACGAATACAAATGAGACTTGGCAAAAATCGTTAAAAGGATTTGACGTACTAAAAATTAATAGAATGTTCAGTAATAATAAGGAAATCACATCCCCATTATTTTACAATTCTCTAGGTATGTTAAAGAAAAAAGGAGGCATCTTCGATGCAAAATAAACGAATGGTTAAAAGATATTTTGGTGTGGTGTATGCTATGAAAACTAACACATTGGGAGACCGATTAACACAAGTTGGTCGTACCTCAGAAGGTAAAAATAATACAATTGCCGTATTCACAAACCCTTTCTATACTGAACATGAGTTTAGACGTAAACCGTCTAATTTAATTGATATTGACCGTATTTTAGAAGGGGAGTGGCTATAATGTATACATTAGGTTCTAAAATTATTGCTGAAAATGAAGTCTGGACTATTATTGCTGATGGCTTTAACCATGAAAACCAATATGGTTTACTTTGTGTACATGACGATACTCGTCAATTCTTTTTAGAAGATGAGATTGAAGCATATGAGCCAGATAGTGTGTCTTTGATTACACCAGCAAGTAGTCCGTTGGTAAAAGATAGACGTAGTGGTCGTACAGTTATTAACTATGGTTGTTATGAAAATACACACAAATTAGTACCGTTTCAATTAGGCCAAGTATTAAAAGACCGTTATGGCAATATCCTCACTGTCTTAACTCGTGGTGATGTGGTATATTATTATGCTGCGAATATAGACAGTAACGTATATCAAGTTGAAAATTCTGCTACTATTATTGGTACTATTGACACGACATGTTCTATTACTGGTGAACCATTACAAGAAGGTTATATCACCGTTCACACTAAAAATGGCGATATTCATATGAATGCTGCTAATAAACCAGAATTTGTTATGAAATCTCGTTATTCTGGTGAATGGTACACACCACAATTTTTCCACTTAGTATTAGGGAAGGATTATGAAAATTTATACATTGGGTTTGATGAACTAGATTACGTACAAGATGACCCAGAAATTGAAATTTGTACAGTAACAGGCATTCCGTTCTATATTGCTGATGAACGTGATATTGTTAAAAAGAACAAAATTCACCCTATCATTATAGACCAGTTCGTGGTCAAATGTCCAATTTCCAATAAAACAGGACTAAAACAGAATATGCTTGAAGGCTATATGCACGGCGTGGGTATTGTTTATTTTCACCCATCTGTTAAGGATAAGTTAATTGAACATAATGGTACGTTTGGTATTGCTGAAAATGACTTCTTCTTTGTAGAAGACTTAGGTGAATACTTCAGTAAGTGCAAACAAAACAATTTCTTCCGTGCTAATAATGGTAAATGGTATAGTAGTCGTGAAGTAGCTCCATTATGCGGTGTACATCCATATGGCTTTAAACCAACACCTCGTTTTCAAGGTGAAGGTAAAAAATATCTTGGTCTTGAAATGGAATTTCATAGATGTGGCGAGTCTAATTCTCGTGCAGATGCTATCATTAATAACTTAAATCAGATTATGTATGCAAAACATGACGGTTCGTTGCGTGATGGTATGGAATTTATTACACATCCATGTACACCAGAATTCCATTTACAACAAGTAGATTATGATGGGTTTATTAATCGTGTACTTGGTCATAATGGTCAAGCATCTACAGGTGCTGGATTACACATTCATGTTAATCGAGATTTCTTTGTAAATAACTTAGCTATTGCTAAATTAATTCGATTTGCAGAAAATAATTTTGATAGATTGATGAATTTTACAGGTCGTACATCTGATGACAGTGGCTGGTGTAATAAATACGGATACAACGTGCATGAATTAGCTGCTATTTATGATACTGCTAAACGCTCTGGAGAACGCCGTAAGGCAATTAACATATGCCCAAAACATACTGTTGAATTCCGTATTTTTAGAAGTACAGACAAACCACAAAACATTCGTGCATATATCCAATTTGTTGACATTGCAACAGATTTGGCGAATATGGCATCCGTAAAATATATTGGCTGGTCTAATATTGCTAGACTTGCTAAAACCCGTAAGTACAATGAATTAATTGAACTTATGAAAGAAAAAGGTTTAATTAAGGGAGGTAAATAAAATATGTGTGTAATTGCATACGCCGCTAAAGGTATTAAGATTTCCGAAAAGGAATTCCGTAACTGCTTTATTAATAATAAAGATGGTGCGGGTTTTATGATATATGATGACCAGAAAAAGAAAGTACATATTCAAAAAGGGTTTATGACTTTTGATGAATTTTGGAATGCTGTTAAGGATTTACCAACGGATAGAGACCGTGTATTTCACTTTCGTATTGCAACTTCTGGTAAAATTTCCCCTGAATGTTGCCATCCATTCGTATTGTCTAATAATTTAGACGAAATGCGTGAAACGGATACATACACGGATATGGGCTTTTCTCATAATGGTGTAATGGCAGATTTCACTCCAAAAGAAGGATTATCTTCTCCATATAGTGATACTATGTATTTTGGTGCACGAGTACTGTTCCCATTAAAAAGTAAACTATTTGATGAAAGTGCTCAATATCTTATTAAGAAAGCAATGGGTACTAACAAATACGCTATCCTTGGTAAAAAAGGTGCTGTAATTATTGGTTCTTGGGAAACATCTACAGAAACTGGTATACAATATTCTAACACTAGCTTTAAAGAACGTAAAAGTACCTACTTCTATGGTGGATGTGGCGGTAGTGGTTACAGTGCATACACATCTTATTATGAATACGAAGTATCTCCTGTAACTAAAACTAAACATTGGTATGACGATTTTTACGAAGCTGTATGGCGAGCAGGTTTTAATATTGTTAGCGAAAAGGTCGTTGATGGTAAATATTTTGTTACTGTTGATGGCTGGTTAAACTATCATATATTTTCTAAATATAATCTTAGATATGTTAATTTTGTATCTGGTTATAAAACCCCAAAGCAAGAAGAAAAGGTAAAAACAACATACGCAATGGTAAAGTGCGTGGCAAACGGAGGAAAGACTCCTCTAAATCAAGAAAAGCTAAATCAAATCATGCAGCACATTGAAGATGAGGGTGGAACTGTTTGGGACACTGTTGAAAATACCAAAGATAAATCTTGTGTATTATTTGTTACTAATTTTGATACTACTAGCGGGTCAGTAAACGACATTTTCTTCTCTACTATTGGTACCGTATCTGGTGTTTATGATGATGAAAATGGCACAGTAAGAGTCGAGGCCTAATGAAATTATTACCATATCAAGTACAGGGGGTACATAAGATGCTTAATCAATCATCCATTTTCCTCTGTGATGATATGGGATTAGGCAAAACAGCCCAAGTCTGTACAGTAATTAAAAAACGTAATAAATTCCCTACATTAGTTGTTTGCCCTGCTCCTTTAAAAGAACACTGGAAAAGAGAGTTAAAAAAATGGTCGAATATAGATGTTGAAATTGATTGTATGAGCTCCCCAATTATTATTACAAACTATGAACGTTTAGAATATTTCTCCCTGTATTTAAAGCGTTTAAATCTTCAACAGATAATATTTGATGAATGTCATTTATTGAAAACTCCCACATCCAAGCGTTACAAAATAGCAATGGAATTGGTTCAGAATGTACAATATAGAATTATGATTACTGGTACTCCTGTACTAAATAGACCAAAAGAATTGCTATGTCAATTAGAGGTGGCAGGGTTGACATATAAATTTGGTGGTAAAGATAGGTTTCTTCATACCTTTTGCGGTACTTATCAATCACCTTGGGGTACATCATATGAAGGTCATTCCAATTTATCAAAGCTCAATGAAGCAATGAAAAGGGTATGGATACGGCGTATCAAAAAAGATGTACAAAGTCAATTACCTCCTAAAATTATACACAAAGTTAAGTGTTGTACATTGTATCAACCTGAACCTGTATCTTTTCAGGAAGTTGAAAAATACGATAAAGAAGTATTGAAATATAAACTTCCTTATTGTATATCATATATTAGGCATATTATAGAAAGAGGTGAGTCCCTTGTGGTATTTGCACACCATCGAAAGATAATACATAAATTACTTCAGGAATTCCCAGAAGCAAAATGTATAATCGGTGGTCAAACTACTAAACAACGACAACAGAATATTGATAACTTTCAAAACTCTAATTTAAGTGCTAATTACAACTTAATAGTTTGCTCCTTGCAAGCTAGTGCAGTCGGCTTGACTCTGACCAATGCACATACGGCTATTTTTATTGAATATCCGTGGTCGCCGTCCATGATGAGACAAGCCGAAGACCGTATACATCGTATTGGTCAACTTAATCCTTGTAATATTGTATATCTATATGCTCAAGATAGCATTGATGAATACAGATTACGAACTCAAAATATCAAAAAAACAATTATTAATCATACTATGAAAGAGGTATAAAACTATGGCAACAACTGTAGCTCAAATGAACTTAACTATTGTAAATTACATTTCTGCACTTTCCGATAAAGAACAACTTCGTTTTGTGTCCAATTCTTTGAAACATACTCGTGTATTTAATGCAAACCCAGCTGGTGTGGCTCGTGCAATTTCTGAATTTGCATCCACTAACACTGGTACAGAAGCAGTAGACGCAATTAAAGTTCCTGCAATTACTTTAAATGAAGAAACTTCTAAAAAGTTTGTATTTGTATCTAAATCTGGTCGTGTTAAAGTTCGTGATTTACAACAAATTGTTTCTATGGCTATCACTGCTCGTACTAAGAAATACGTTGAACGTGGTGCTGAAACATCTTACTTGTTAATTCAAGAACTCAAACGCATTGATAAAGAAATGGGTACTGAGTTCTATGAACATTATAAAATGACTCATCCAACTCCAGTAGTTATGGTGCAAGAAACAACAGACGAACATTCTGCTAATACACCAGAAGCTCAACCTGAAGGTAATGTAGCCAATAATGAAGCTACTAATACTACTGAAGTTTCCCAATAATCCAGTGGGGGCTTCGGCCCCCTATAAAAAAGAGTGATGAGGTGAGCTTATGATACCAAAAACATTTAAAGTATATTGTTCGACACATGAGGTATATATTCCTTATTGTAATGAACATCGTGTATTTGAAAGACCCCAACCATGCACGAACCATCAAATATTAAGAGAATTTAAATATGATTATAAGGCTACATGTGTTAAAGCATATAAATATGAGGTAGTAAAATGAAACAAATAAAATATTTAATCGTGTGTCTGCAAGGTAGTCAATTTCTTAGATGCACTTATTGCAATATGAATGTAGAACATATCTCAAAACAGCTGAGAGATGACATATTAAGTGATTTTCGGTGTGATTATAGAGCAACATATCGTAAAGCATTTAGATATGAGGTGAAACATGATTAATATCATACATGCATGTTTTAAAATGTATTATGCTAAATATAATCCACATAAGCATATTTTAAACTATGATTATTATACAAATGTGGTATCTCACACATTTGATAGTGTTGATATGAAACAATATTATTCGCAACATTACAATCCATTATTTAGAACACCATTCAAAATAAATAGAATAGAGGATACTAGATATGATTAAAAATAATATAGATATATTGTGTCGTTGTTCTGACGATTACCCATATAAAACAGACATTAATGGTATATATCCATTTTCAATGAGTGGATGGGAGATTGGTGATGACGCAATTAAACAGTTATATTATGAAAATTATACAGTCTTATTAAGTACAATATATTCCGTAGAGAGGTTATAAATATTATGATATATAATAACAATGAGTTCACGTTACATGGTATTATACAAACCAAATATCGCTATCGTTCATATGAATTACATGAATTTTCAATCTATACTGATATTATTAGCTCACGTAATTTAAAATGAATATATGCACATTTTTATAAACCTACAATATCACGAATATTTAAAATAGAAAGGAGATAGATTGTGATTATACCAACAAAAATATCAGCAAAATTTATGTTATTTAATCCATATGCAAACAAGATATACCAGAAATTAAAACATGAAGCTACACAATGTTTATTTCATGATGCTGTATTTATATCATATCAATATGATTTAGAATATCAAATTTATGGCGTGGAGGTGGTAAAATGGTAGAAGAAAAAACATTTATTAGGTATCAATCAAACTGGCATATGTACCTAGATTATATTGATACAAAAGCATATTATAACACAAGATTATCTAAGGATATAAATATGATAGTAGAATGGCAGAATTTATATGCACCATATCGTACTAATTTATTTAAGTTTAAAATATATAAGAGGGACATATGATAAAAAGCAATACAAATATACTTATAGATGTATTATATTTTTCGGCTAATATGTCATATATTGAGTACAAACCAAGTGTGAATGTATTACCATATCAAAATATCATGGGTAGTAAATTATTTGAGGCAATATATGATATATATAATGATATAATATATAAGATAGAGGCAAAATAACAATGATACAACCAATAGTAATAAATTACCATACCACTGCTAGTAATAATTATCGTAATTACTGTGGTGAGTTACATTATTTAAAAATTTATACAGGTACAGCATCAAGCGGTTTAGGTTTATTTAAAGCGTTATATTCTTTTAATTATCCATTACACGCTTATTCAATTACTAAAGTAGAAGAGGATGGAATATGATAACACCATATGATAATATAAGAATTATAGCATCAGAAAAAAGGCCATATTTCTCATTTTACGCTCGGTCTTTAAAAATGTCTGCATATTTTCAAAAAGATTGCTATTTGCACGAGATAATAGATATGATATATGGCCAAAAAAGATTTTGTACTTTTGTACGTCCACATAAGATAGTAAAAAGACGGTAAAGGAGTTATTATGATAAAAATTGATAAGAAGGTGGTGGTAACACAGCCATTTTTCTTACACGAAATATGTAATTTAGTGTCAGAATATCCTCCAAATAAAATTCATACTGACGTGTATAAAACAAAAAGTGCGATACTAATACAATATTCAGCGATGTATCATGTATTTAAAGTGGAGGTTTTATGATAAATTACAAAGCACGTATGTATTTAAGCTATATTGCTTATCACTATTACCATAATAAACTATTCCCTATCGGAGAAGATATTACTCGTAGTTATAGAACAGGAAGAAGTTTAAAGACACTCATAATCAATAATTATCAAAAACCAGATAGGCAGAAAGCTAGAGGAGATATGTTTAAATATTACTATTAAGAACACATCATAAAATCAAAATAGCTGGACCTAAATACAAAGATAGATTATCAGTTTACTATAATGGTTGGGACTATACATACACTCTCACAGAATTATTTATAGCAAAATATGCTAGTGATAATATTTATAGAACGGCGGTGGTACATTGGTAAATAAAGACCAAGCAATAATACGATATACAATCACTCGTCCACGATGTAAATTCTTAGGCGATAGAATAAAACCAGCATCTATAAAACAGCGTGGATTATTGTTTCTAAGCTATTTATATGTGAATATGTACGATATAGCTTGCGCTTCTATTGCTACAGATAGAATAAGGAGGCATGAATGATTAATATATCACACAATGTGATTGCACATTATATTTATATTCCTTCAGATGCGTATTTACAAGATTGTCGTCAAGAGACGGAAACTGCTAATATTCAAAGATATTTTGAATTTTTGTATAATCCGTTCCATTATTTTTATAAAGTGAGATGGACGTGATAATATATGCTTGATAAAAGAGATTATTTTATACAGTGGTATATATTTACGCCACCAGCCAATAGTCCAAGACAAGCTAGTCTAAACTCAGGACGTATTAGTTTAGAGTACTTTTATGAATGTCAATATCGTACATCATATCAATTTTATAAAGTAATACATATTTAAAGAAAGGAGGTATATATGCAACGAAAATGTCATTGTTGTAATACTTTATTTCAAGTGAAACATAATGAAACATTATGTGAATGTTGCTCAAACCCAGAGACACGCAAAGCATTTATCCCTCCTAAGGATGAATTAACATGGAGGCAAAAATTTGACATTAAATGGGCTAAATACGATGAAGAACATGAACATAAAAAACTTAACGGTAAACGTAGCATGAGTGCTACACATTGTTGTGTATGTGGTGCTCGTTTACCACCAGTTGAAGAACGCAAATATGGGCGTTTCTGTAGTAATAAATGTAAAAGGAGTCAAAATGGAATGTAAAATTATACATCAATTTCAAGGGTATATTAATGGTGTCGAATTTACCAATAAACAATTGTATTATGGTGTAGAATATATACTATCAGAAATTGAAAGTAAATTTGATATACAAGTTCCGTACAGTTTAATAACCGATTTTAGAAATGCCTTAGCAAGTATGTATGATAATATTGAAGAATATACTGCTTGTGAAATTGAAGCTGATTTAGCAAGCGATATTTACCATGCTGATATACTTATGAATGTCAAATTTGACCGAGATGAGTGGTATCATGATAGATTTATAGAAATCAATAGAAAAATATCTGATTGGAATAATACATATGGTAAAGACCCGATAATTAAACCATAATTTTGTGGTTAATTATATATATTTTATGGAGGTAATATTATGGACAACAAATTACGAGAAAAATTACAAGAGATTAACCCTAATAATCTCACAGGTTCAGCAACATTTAGTATTGGTTCTAATGGTATCCAAAAAATTGTATCAGAAGATATGGATGTATATGAATTAACATTACTGCTAATTGAAATTCAAAAAGTAATTATTCAAAAATGTGCTGATAAAAATATAGATGCTGACGAACTACTCATTATTATGAGAGACTCTACAAAAATTGCCTTAGAGGATTTAGCATTAGAGAAAATGCGTAAAATGCTGGGTGATGATGTTATGTCTGTACTTTCTAAGCTACCTAAAAATAATTAAAAAAATAGCCCCTTAATTGGGGCTTTTTTTATGTCCATTTTTAATTTTCAATTTCTTTAATACGATTAAATCGTGCGAGCATATCTTGGGTAACACGAGACTCAATAGTAGTAAATCGTGTTTCGTTTACTGTTTTTTGTTCAGGAGCAAAACCAGCTCTATCTAAAAGGTCTTTAGTTGCTTGGAATTTAACTTGGTCTGAACGAGCATTGAGTGCTAAATGATACATTTGGTCTGCCATTTCTTCCGCACGTTTTATAAATTTATCTTGGACTATTTGTTTTTGTTTTTCTAAGGCAATTTCCATTGTCTCAGTATGTTCTAATAATTTAGTAGGATAATTAGGTGAATATCCTGCCTCTACTTTAGCTAGTGCTGTATTACCAGTCTCAGTTTTTACACGAGCATATATTTCTTGTTGAGCACTAGGCTTCGGTTTCTTCTTGTATTCCGAGGGCCTTGGCTTCTTCACACGCTCTTCGATATTCTTCCTCTGTTTTATATCCATGTTCATACCCCCATTTATAATAACGAATTCTACCTTTAGCTTTTTCAATCTTATCTTGCTCTACAAGCTTTTCTGGTATTTCATCATCTACATTTAAACCTAGCAAATATTCTGGCGGAAATGCAGATAGAATACCCATTTTATCTTTAGTAACAATAAGACTACGACATTTTCTACGTTTAGTAGCATCTAATTTTATCATTCCTTCTTTTTTCATCGCAATTACTAAACGCTTATATCGCTGCTCTGTGCTATCAAGGATATAATCAATACTATCGAGGGGAACGTAAGTTTTAAAGCCTACGTTGATGTAGGCTGTATTTAATAAACTCATAAAGAATAACCCCTTTCAATTAAAGATTGTAATTGATGGTCTAAATAAGGGATAACTTGACGTTGATGCTCAATGCCATTCATTTCAGCAATATAAAATCCACCAACAGTAGGACGAATGCCACTTGCTTTACAGTAATCAGGATATACTTGAAATGAACCTTGATGTAATTCCCAAATCTCTTTAGCCACTGGTTTTTTAACATATTTGTTATGTTCTATCACCAATTTAGGGACTGCATATGGTTCGTGAAAATGTTCATACCATGTTACATCAGCATTAAAATAATCATAATGATTTTTAGCTTTTTTATGTTTATGTAAGATGTGATGAACGTAACAGTTTTTGTTTACATTAAAGTATACAATACCAAATTCACCTTTATACAAGTTTCGGTCGCCCAATAAACTTGCAATCATCATTTCTACATTAATAAAGGCTTCATTATACGCACGTGCACCATGATTACCAGCTACAATACCAATTAACTGACCTGTTTCATACAGTGGCTTAATATCATCAACAAGATTATATACTTGTTTATCACCGCTACACCATTCTTCTAAAACATTACCTTTAGAATTTTTAGTGGTTGTATTAGTACTATCTCCACCTAAAACTACTTTACAATTAGGGCCTAAGCCAACTAACATATGAACAGCTTCTTGCAATTGTTTGCGATTATTCAATCCTTCATGCACGTCAGATAATACCGCCAACGCACCCTTTTCAGCATCTACACGAACCTGCATAATATGCTTTTCATAACTATCATTTAAGCTTTTTATTTTTCTTGCTAACACGCTTAATATACTCCTTAACATCATCATCAATCATTGGGTCATGTTCTACGTAAAGCACTATAAATTTGCGTAATTCAGACAATAAACGAGATACACTATTTTTAATAGCCTTGGTTTTCTTTTCAGAATACGCACCTTGTTTTACATAGTATTCACCAGCTAAGACCTTTTTGCAAAAAGCTTCCCATGCTTTTTTATCTATCATCATAGCATATGAATTAACCGCTTGCATAATCTTATTAACGGAAGCAGTACGTGAAAGTTTATCAAAATATTCACTAGGGTTAGCCATTTCTATTTTATCTTGATTTTTATTATGTTGACCTGTTTTATAAAACCATTTTTTATCTTTAGCATATGCAGTAGCATCTTCCCATTCTTCACGCTTCTTCATTAATTTACGGACAGTAATTATTCCTCGCTCAGGTGTTTCGGCTGTATTTACAATGTCAATATACCATTGGTCATAATCTTTAGCCATTTGTAGAACCAATACCACCTTTACGTTCTGTTGTAATTTCTTCACCAGATGTATAATAACGCAAGAATACACCTTGTGCTACACGTTCACCATCTTGAATAGTTACTTCTTTATCTGTATTATTATATAATGCCATCATAATATGACCTTCGTTATCACTATTATTATAGTAATCCGCATCAATAATACCAGTAGAATTTGATAACATTAAACCACGCTTAATACCAACAGACGAACGAATATAAATCATTAATACTTCATCTTGCCGCATAAACGCTTTAACACCAGTATCAAACACTTTAGTAGTATGAGGAGGGATAACCCCTCCATGTACCACTGAGATGTCATATCCTGCTGAACTGGCTGTTTTACGTGTTGGTATTACACCATCTTTAATATAAGATACACGTTCAAAACCTCGCAACATATAACCTCCTATTTATTAATGTTTACTTCTGTAACATAGTGTTTGTGACCATCTTTTTCATAAGAACGTGTTTGCAAGCGACCTTCTGCATTGACAGGTTCACCTTCAACAGCAGTTTCATATTGGTCAGCAAAACCATTCCACGCAACACAATTAACGTAAGAAGTAAATTGTTTTGTTTCCCCATTAACTTCTACTTCATCTGTACATTTTACGGTAAAGTTACATACTTTACCAGAACCTACTTCTTTCACAATAGGGGTGCGAGCCATAACACCTTCAAGAATTACTTTATTCATATTATTTCTCCTTAACTTACATATACTGTTGTATACTGTCTACCAAATTGAATAGCTTCATCATAACTATCCATAAAAATATCAATAACACCATACACACCATCAGCCATTCTGTCTTTTACAATATATGGACGACCATATATATAAATTACAGTTCCTAATGGATAGTCATTAGATGCTACCGCTCCTACATGAGGATATTCCCCATTAGCCATAATACCACCTGTATGAGTATAGGCTGTTAGTTCTACATTCACTGGATATGCAAATGTAATCATCGGCAATAATGCCAATATTGTTGTGAGAATAATTAATCTTACCTGTTTAATAAAATCATCCTTTCTAAAAATTCTCAGTAATAATACGCAATAATTCACGACAAGCGTCGGCTTTATGTTCGTAATATCTCATATTAATATCATCATGAATATCAGCATAATGGTCACGTTTATCTAAATAAATTTCACGCTGAGCACTGATAATATTAATAAATACTGACGGACTAAACTTCAGTGGTTTGGCTAGTGCTGTTGTGTACACTTTGTCTGTTGTATTGTTCATAGTTATACGCCTTTCTATTAATTTTATATTCCTCTATTCTGTTGCGTAAAGCGTTCATACGTTGCATTGCTTTAGCAACACTTATTTCTGATTTTAGTGTACCATGTCCATCAGTAAATGTCAAGTCTACCACTGATTTTGGTATAACTATATCTGCTACTAAGTTAGTATCTTCACCATTATTCGAATAAAAAAATATTCTATCATCGCCACGTACAATATAACAATTATTACTACCATCCAGAATACACTCATCATCTAGGTTGTCCAAATGATGATATGTTTCATCATACCCTTGTAATTCATCGCTAGTTGTATTTTCTAAAAACTCAGCTTTAACGAATAATGCATTAATATCACCTATAGGCTTTTTATCACGATAATATTGATTGATTTTATAAATAGTGTCAAAATAATCTGAAAGGTACGAACTCAAATAAATCACCTCTAATCTTTTTAGTTGGGTTATTAATGTCATATGATATATATTGATTACCATTATTGATTTCTAATGTGCCCCATTCAACTGACATTAATTCCACTTTAAAAATCATACCACGTAATTCATCTAAACTATAATCACCGATGTTACGTATTGCAGTTGGGGATAAAAAATGAATAACGCCTTGCTGGTCTACATAAATCGTTCCATATATCCACTGCCCATCTTTTTTAGCTCTAAATGGTGATTTCATTTATACACCTAACCCTTCAACTTCAATGCGTATTTCTAAAATAGTTAAATATTCGCCCATAGCTGCTAATTGTTTTTCAAGCAATGCTATAGGACAGTTCGGCGTAAAATCTAACTTACCAGCATTATATTTAATTATCATTTTACGTAATTTATTATAACGGTCTAGTAGGCTATTATATTCACTTTCAAATCGTTTTTCATAACCACTATCTTTTGCTTTTTGTGTTGGTAATTTGATATTTTCCATATTATTTCACCTTATTAATACCTTCTACAATTATATTGATATAATCTTGTAAATTAGATTTAATTACTTCATTAGCACCATGTAAATTATCAGGTGTAATATAATTTGCCACAACCATAGCAATCATTGTTTCTCGACTAGGAATAAAAGCTTGCAAAATAAAAGCAACAAGACCAACTGGTAATAAATACTTGATAATAGTAAAGCACTTATTTCTAAATACTGCATTACTTTTATGCTGTTCTAGTGTTTCCCAACGGTCATCAGTACACATTAACCTACACAATATAGCACATACAGATATAAAAACACACACACCTGAAAGGATGCACAACATCTTTCCGATATTTGGGGCTAAGTTAATTAAATATATCATCCAAGGGCTTATAATCGGTTCCATATTAACTATCCAATTCCTTTATAAATTCTACTCCAGCACTTACTAATGCGACAATAAGTGTACATGCCATAGTACCAATAAATAAACACAACACAGTATTTTCTTCAACACCTAAATTGAGCAACCATAATACGGCACTTGCCATAAATGCTAACCATAACACCTTAGTAATAACTAAAAATATAAATGATATTAATGCTACGATTATAGAGGCTATTGCTATAAATGTATTCATTGTAGCTCCTTTCTTACGGGCGTTTTAGGCTGTTTTTTATGAGATGTAAAATCACATGATACCTCTTTACACCCTTCACACATACCAAGCATTTCTAAATTTACAATTTCTGGATACGCATCATTTAGCTTTTTATATATTTCACGTGCGATAGCTTGATGCTCACGAGAAGCACGCTTACATAATCGCTTTGGTAAATATTCCATCCAAGCTCTTAAATTACCACTAACAGTCATAGTAACATTCGTTGCTAATGGTAATACGTATCCTGCAATTTGATATGGCACTTTATCTTCAATTAATTTTTGATATTCCTTAATTTGATTTTCTATAACTTTATTTACACGCTCAGCTATTAATGTGCGATTTAAAATACCAGACCAATCATGTTCATGTGAGTCAAAATAACCGCTATTACTAAAATTTGTACCACGTGTCGATTTCACTGTAAACGACAAATGTCGATGACGAGTAATTTGTGCTAAACATTTCTGAGACATTTCAATATCAAATGTTACAAACACATGTTCTAATAAAGACCAATGACCAGCTTTAGCCGCTCGTACCAATGAGTCAGTAGTCGTAGTCATGCCATAACATTTTCCCATTGCTACTGTAGAAATGTACAGTGGAGTATAATTTACTAATTTAACCTTCATTATTTACCTCGTATTTTATCCATTTCCCGTTTAAATTAAATTCTAATGTATTCCAATTAATGTCTACCACATCAACATCCCAGTCAGGATAATACTCATCATCTGCATATCCATCGTCATCGAATACTACTTCCCATCGCTCAAAATAACGTATATCAGTTATAAATAGATGTGTATAGTCTTCATATTCTCTACTATCGTATGTGTCATATGGTGTACCATATACAACATCACCGTATACTAATTTGCCTGTTGTGTCTTTTGCTCTAAATAAATGTTTCATAGACACCTCCTATGTTTCTAGTGTAGCACAAAGAGGGGCTGGCTGTCAACCCCTCGCTGAGCAAGACTACCGCACTGGACAATGACCGTCCTCACATTCGCCACTTTCATCAATTTCAAAATCTTTGCCCACAGTTTGTAGTTCAAATTCATATTTATTAACTAATTCTGGGTCAAGCGGAGCCATTTTAGATTTTAATTCTAAGTATTGCTCTTTTGTGCATTCTTCATACGGCATTAAAGGATAATAATCTTGATTTAAAGATAAGAAGGAAATACCAACAACATAATCCCAATTGTTATCCAACCAATCTACTACATCGCCCCATTCATCATCTTTTACTGTTACAGTAATAGAAGTATTATGGTCTACATAAAATGTTTGCATCATCTTATATTGTTCCAACTGTTCAATAGCGGATACATTATATTTAGTAATAGTAGATTTAGATTTACAAGGGAATGTAATAACTTTGGTATTACCGTCATCATCTTGGCCAACTTCATTGTCAATTTGCCAGCCGTCTAAGTGTTTAACAGCTTGATATAATGGAGAATTAGTAGAAATACGAACACGTCTGAAATAATAAGGAGAATGATTATAATGTACGCCAGCTGAACAACCACTAATTAATCCGCCTGTGCCATCTGGTTGTACAGTTGTATACAATACTGGGCGAGGTCTATGATTTTCATCTGCGTATTCATTAGCAAATTCATTAATCCAGTTTTTCATTAAGCTTAATAACAATGCTTGCTCTTCATGAGATAGCACGCCTGCCACAGCATCTTGCCAACCCGTAATAGAGCAACCAATTAGACGGTCTCGATGATGGATTTCACTCCAACCTTCTAATTCTAACTCAGGTTCAGTTAAACGATAACAAGCACGAGCAGATAATTTACAAGCCTCTTTAAGTTGAGGTATCATTACATTGCCACGTTCATCAATAAATTTAGATACGTTAATATTTGTTAAATTACATACAGCCTTATTTGGCAACATAATTTCACAGCAGGGGTTAACAATAGCAAAATCTGCTCTACGTGTTTTAGCTCCATCTACATTGATGAACGCTGGCTCCCCCGTTTCTTTAATAGACTTCATAATTTTTGTTAATTCTTCGTGGCTAGGTTTTGCTTCTAAATACATAGAATTATTAGACATATATCGGAAATAATGTTCTGGGTCTAAATTCTCTTTAGCGTGTAACATTTCTTCATCATCAGGACTAAATAAAATAAGTTCAGCTGTTCTACGTGTACCACCTGCCACAACATTTTGACCAATGATATTGCACATATCAGCGACATTAAGAGGTCTTAGTTTACCATTCGTACTTTCTTTTACAATAATTTTATGAATCTTTTCAAACATTTCTTTTAAAGATTTAAAACCACTAGCATAACCACCAAATGTTTTTAAAGGAGCACCTTGTGGGCGAATATAACTATAATCTAAAGAGATAGATTTAATAGTTGTATCAGTCATAGCTATTAGATATTCATTTAAAGCTTCACACCAGCCTTCTTTACTATCACCAACAGTAATAATTAAGCTATTACCATACTTAGAAGCTTTAGTATGTTCCAATGTAGCACCTTGAGGGATAGGAGATTTTACATGGTATAATTGTTTATCTGTACAAAAACGAGGTAATTTATCAACATCTTCTTTTAATACACGACAACCAACGCCAGTACCAACCATTAATAAATAGAATAATTCTTGGAATGCATTAATACTATCCATTACCATGCCAGAGCAATTATATGCCGCTAATGGAGTCTTTTCTAATGCCTCTGTTCCGCCCATCCATAACATACGACCAGAAATACGTTGTCGTAAATTAAACATATTATCGAATAATTTTTCTGGTTCACCATCTTCAGTTGGTAAATAGGAACAGTTACCGTTAATAGCACGAGCACATGTTTCTTTCCATGTTTCACGTCTATTTTTATCAGGCAACCAACGAGAATATGTACGAATATAAACAAATTTGGCTAATTCATCCATACATTCTGGATAGTCTGGATATTTATCTAAAAATTCTTGAGTTAATTTATGTTTGCTACGTGCCATATCACGTTTAGTTTTATATTCAATATAATTAATAGCAGCATCGGTATATCCATCATCAGTTAGTTTACTATAGATAAGTCGTTCTATATCATGAATAATGATATTATGACTTAAATCTTTAACAATATCCCACACATGTAAAGATACTCGAAAAGGCTCAGCTAACATAGTAGGCTCCATAGCTAGATATGTAGCAAACATAGCTTTCTCTACTGCTTTTTCAATTTTAGAACCATTGTAATCTTCTAATGTTCCATCACGTTTAATTACTTGCATATTACACCTCATCATATAATAATTTAAAGATTTCTTCATCACATGGATATTGTTCTCCATTTACACCAATAATCACTTTATCACCTTTATTGCAACGGACAATACCATTCATCGTAAATACCATTTCACCTAATTTACTTTCTCTAAATTGTAGTTTATTCGGTTTATGTGTACAAGGCTTCCAATCAAATCCTTTATATGGACCAACAAAATCATGTTCAATATCGGCAATAATACGGGTGATAGAATATGGTGATTTATGTTTGAGTAAACAAGAATGTAATGTAGCTAAAATATTAGGCGGCATATTAATCATCTGGCCTTCCACATCTTTACCAAAAATACTTAATACACCACCCTCTAACATCACAAAACTTTCAAATCCTTGGTCTTTCATTTGTCGTAATAATCTTACTAAATTTTCTTCTTGTGCAATTAACATTATTTTTTATTCTCCTGTTCTTTTATTTCTTTGATTGCGTAATATGCACGTTGTGCATGGAATTGAGCCCATAACGTATTAAACAAAATAATACATAACATAATTTGGATACCATGTGGCAAGTCCAAATTAATAACAGATAGAATTAATGATAATACACCAAATGAAAAAATCGCTAGAAATTCACCTAGGATTTCTTTGTTGTTTTTCCAAAAGTTGATAATTTTTTCCGTCTTTTTATTGGTTGTTTTTCGCATATTGTTACTTCCTTTTCATGATACCATTTAGATTTGCTACCAAATACAGAATAAAAATATTCATCTTTCTTTGGGTCGTATTTTACTAAACCAACACGTATTTCACCATCAGGCGTATCAATATGTGTACCTAATGGAATTTCTCTATTTCTAGTACTCATATTTACCTAACACCCTTCCACTATATGTTAATACTAATGCTTTCATTTGCACAGCATCACACATTAAATATACTTCTTGATTATTTATCATACTTAACCACGTAGCTTGTTCTTGACAATATTGAAGAAACGGCTTTTCATAACATTCCGTAATAAACTCGTAATCTCTTTGTGTCATGCTCTACCCACCAACTTTTCTCCAATTACTGACCGATTTTGTCTACATACATTTTCGTATACTAATTTACAGTCAAAATATATACGCTTTAAAAAGTCAATTTGTGTTTGTACTAATCGTTGTTTGTATTGTACATCAGCATGATTTTTCCAAACATCTAGTACTACTGGGTCTGATAGTGCAATACGGTCTCCCTCTGTTACCTTAGCTGAACTTTCTCTGCTAACTTTAGCCTGTGTGGCTTTAGCTGTTTTTTCTAAATTACTTAATAGTTTAAGTAGTTCATGAGATAATTCTTCAAAGCTAGGTAACAAAAGGGATGACTCTTTCATTATATAAAAAGCTGTGTCAGCGTCATTATCTTGTAATGTTTTATACATTTCACTAATTTCATCAGACAGCTCTTTAATATCTTCGTATTGCACCATGACTACACCACTGGTCTTTCTTTAAAATATGTTGGTCTAATACATACACACAAATCAGTACCAAGTAATTGGATTAATTGTGTAGCTTGTTCTTTAGTTTCACATTTAGCAATTACTTCAGTACGTCCATTTGCCAAAGAACCTTTAACATTATATCCAAGAATAAGATTTTTATCTGCATCATCATACACAGCGGAAATAAAGATGGATTGACAATCTAAAATTTTATCAAATGTTTCATTCATTACTTTCATTAGTTTCACCACCTTCATCTTTTGTTTTTCTTAAAGCCTCTAATGTGGCTTCTAATAATAAATCACCAATATCTGTTCGTCCAGTAGATTTATTTAGGATTTCCACAGTAGACGCATTTGCAACTGCTAATACATTAATTAGTAAACTAACTTTGTCAATATTTGTATCAAAGCTAACAGTATCATTATTATCTACATATATTTTAAAGTATTTTTTCTTTTCTGATGGCATCGTATAGTTCCTCTTTAATAAAAAACAATCTAGGTAAATATGGTCTGCTAATTACAACCATATCACTATTATCTTGATTGAAATATTTTTCAATCTTTTTAAGACCTTTAGGTTCTTTAGGAATTGTATCACCGAAATCCACATCATTAATTAACGCTTCAAATAAATCTTCTCGAAGCATATAAGCAAATCCAATATAATGTATAGGTCCAGCTTCAGCTTTCTTATAAAGACCATCGGTATTCACATCACGCTTACTTTCAATGGTATATATTTTATCACCCATATCCCATTTTAAATCACCTGACATACGTTTAGCTATTTCGCTATCTCCGTAGCCTTTAATAGCATTTGTTAGTTTAAAGGCGCCAGAAGCAGGTACCGCATGTACTGTAAGGTGTAATGCTTGTAAATATTTAAGCAAATCACTCTCTGCTTTACGACCGTTACGACGGTTAGCCTTACCTCTCTTACTAGCAGTAGTCTGCTTCTTAACCTTTTTAGCTAACTTATATTCAAGTTTTTGTTGTTCTTGACGAGGTGATAAAATATTAGGGTTTTTAGGTTGATACAAATTATAATTGTCGCAATACCAACAACTATCCTTTGGAACCTTGCAATTTGTCTTTACTTCGCATTTCGTCAATCATCAAACTCCCTAATACGCAATAAACAATAATGTCATGTAATCGTTCTTGAGCATCAGGTAGGTCAAGTCCATGTTCAGCTAATGCTAAATCATGTTTACCTTTATAAACTAACATAGCTTCAAACATAGATTTCATGCTACCATCGCCGTGAATTAAACCAGCTTTACGGAAAGCAGATAAAATATCTTTACCGTCTGAATACTGTTTGCTTTTCTTTACGAATAGGTCGATAATCGTATTAAGCTTATTGGTAAAATCTTTTGTTTCCATTATAGTTCCTTAGCTACTTCTAACAACATTAATTGTACATCATTAGGTAAATCTTCAAATGCAACTTCATGACCATCTAAATCGTAACAAATACCTAATTCACAATCACATTCCAACTCATTATCATCTTCGATTGGTTCACCAGTGAATGCATCGTAACCAGCTTCATTTGGGTCTTCATATACTGGTTCATTTTCAATATCTTCACGAGTTTTTTCAAGATGGGTAAGCATTACATCCATAAATGTACCAGCATCTACCCCAAAATGTCTTGCGATAATATTTGAATAAATGACTGTTAATTCTTGAGGTGTAATACCTTCAATATCAACAGTGTAACCTTCCTTGTTTGTATGTACTACTAAATAACCTTTACTGAATTTCATGTGCTTTCCTTCCTTCTTCACAAAACTTCCATACATTGCAATAATCTTTGCATTTTCTACCACCCCATGTTTCTCTATGTCTACATGGAGGAGGTAATACGTTATTTTTTAACGCATATATTAAGTCCTGACTTTTCTTTCTCATATATCTTTCGACCCAAATATCTGAGATTTTATGAATCGGGACTAAATAACTTGGTTCTGTAATACCACGACTAGTTGCTATATGAGTATTACCGTCACGCACTAAGATTTGACAGCACATATTAGCTACTGGTAAATTGAGCTTCTTTTCAATTTTCATACGATAATCATTTAGCTGTACAGCTAAGTCAAATCTTAAATGTGGACCATCTTTGTATAAAACATTAACTGTTTTCTTTTGGCCTTTCTTTTGACCAGATTTATAAATATAATCAGTCTCTTCTCTTTTCATGTAATAGCCAAGAGTATGAGCTGTCTTATAACTACCATAGGTTTTGGTATCAACTAATGTTCCACCATTTTCAGGTGTATAATAATCAAATGCACCAGTTGAATATTCATCTTCTAAACGTATTTCAGCAACTTCCCCATTATCTGTATCAACATGGCCTTCTAAGCCACCGTGTACTTCCGTACCAAACAGCATAAACACAGAGTCCTTAGGTGAGATATGATACTGTTGTGTAAGTTCTAAATACACTTCACGGGTACCTTTAAGCAATTGTGTGGTAGATGGTTTGCCTGTCCATTTACGCTGGTCTGAAATATTACGCAGTGTTTGTAAACTCATACATCTACCAGCAGGAACATAAAGCTCACCATCTGCGTTGTATTGTCCTTGTAACCGACATTTAGATAAACAACTTTCAATAGAGGTATATTGACCATCTGGGCATTTATAATCTGTATATGGCATTTAATTCTCCTTAGTATTCAAATTCACCACCACCAAAAGGTCTATCGAAAGTAATAAATACCTTGCCTTCTCTACGCATCCACTCGCATTGTGAATCACTAGGAATAGTCCATTCACTCTGCTTTTTAAATGGATTTACCGCTTTAGTTTTTTTATTACATTGTTTTTGAACTGATTTTATTTTTTTTCATAGTATCCTCCTTATATTACATATAATATCATATTATTAATCAGTTGTCAATACTTCTTCTAATCTACAAGTTGCGATATTATATTTAAGCTCAAACATTGGTGGACCATTCATACCATCACGAGCCTTCTCTACTTTACAACGTGTAATATTACGCAGTTCTTGCTGTTTTTCTAGTGATAAATTAGGTGCCCTATCAGGTCTCCAAATCATTAAAATATAATCAGCAGATGCCTCTAAATCACCAGTCATTCTTAACTGGTTCATAGTCGGTTCTTCGTATGTATTACCACTACGATTAAGCTGAGATAACATTGTGAAAATAACATTGTATCGTTTTGCAATACCTTTCATCATTAAGGCTTGTTCACTTGCACCATCATAATCACCTGCACCTTTTAAATATGTGAAGTAATCAACAACAATAACGTCTACTCCACCTTCCATAATATTACGAGTGTTAATAGTATTAATATAACGTTCAATATCATGCATAGATAAATTATTTTCATCTACAATATACAACTTTTTACCAATTTTGTCAAGTACTTGATTGACGATTGGGTCTCCTTTAATAATGAGTTCCTTCACTTCCGATATACGCTTTTTAAGTATCTTACATACGATACGTTCCATGATTTTACCACGTGGCATTTCCAAACTAAAAAATACTACATTAGCTTTATTCTGAACTATCTGTCGTAATATATACTCAATAGCAATATCGGTATTATGTGTTGGAATATAATCACCACATAAAAACATATGGTCATTATTATCAACACGTATACACTGCATTTCTTGTTGTTCTGGCAATTTTTCAATGGATATAATAGCTAATTCACGTTTACGATTACGCTTGCGTGTTATATCTGGACAACTTCGATATTTCTTAGTGTGTTTATGACTTGTAAACCATTTATCGGATATATCCATAAATCTAACTTCATATTCAGTAGACTTACCATCTCTATTGGTCGTGTGTATAATACAGCGTATACCACAAGAGCGTACAACATCAGCAACATCTAAAGCTAATTGTAAATTACACGAATGGAATGTAACAATACCAGATTTATCTACCGAACCATCAGTATCAATTAAACCTTGTATAAGTTGAATACGGTTATCCAAACTATCAATTTTATATTCATCAGGTATGAATTTTTTATCTCCAGTAATCTTACCAAATGTTGATAAAATATAATCTGTGAATGGATTACTTCCATAACCTTTACAAAAATGATATTGAATACCACGATGACTCCATCTACCGTATTGAGATGTTTCTGTTATAACTCTTTGTATAACATCTTGTTCTGTATTAGTAAAAGAAATTTGTTTACTACTAAATCCACCATCACCAAGTAACGCACCCATTGTATATGGACGAATTACATGTTTACGAGAACTATATTGTACTGGCTCTGGAACTGGAATGTATAAATTATATCCTTGTTGGTTGTGAGAACCACGACATAATTTATATTTAGTCCTCATTTCATGCAACGACATTACTTTCCATTCTTTATCTCTATGTAAATCTGTTATAGTCTTGAATTTCCATAAATGTTCATCGCAACAATCAACATATGTTCCATCCCTAAATGTTACTCTATATACATCCTTTTCCCCTTGTGGATATACATTTGTAACTCTTGTCGGTTTACCATCTTCACCAATTAGGATGTCTCCGACTTTTACATCTTTCATTAAAATTTTACCAGTTGGTGTAATTAACGGAGTATCAAATGTCAAAGCCTTCCCAGATGCAGAATACGCCCCTATCAAGAATACTTGACCTTTTGATACACCACCAATACAGTTATCTAATAACTGGAAGTGAGTAGGATATGTACCACGTTTATAAATATCTCGTAACTGATTAAGACTGCTAGAAGCATCATGTAATGTTTCTAATAAATCTTGTTCAGATGATACACCACTATCAAAGTATGCTTTTAAGTCAGATACATCACGTTTCCAAATTTCACCTAATGCTTGAATAGCTTCAGCTCTAATCATAGGAGAACGTATTGTTTTTAAAAACGACTCTGCTACAACATACTGCTCTTCAATAGTTTTGTATCGTTTAACTAATTGTTTAATAACAAAAATATCAATATGTTCTGTTGGTAAGTCAGCAAGTTCATAGCCTGCACACAACAAATCATTAATATCTTTACACTCTTCTGGCATAATCAATACACGAATATTTGCCTTAGGTAACATAGACTGGAAATGGTCTCGTGTTCGTGGTAAATGTTTTACACCAGCTTCATCATTATCAGGGCATATTACAATGGTAATTTCTTTACGAATAAAACCTGCTAATTTTCTAATCTGGTCTCTATGTAATTCACTACCACAATATGCAACCGTAGGTTCACCCATTTGATGACCACTCATTGCATCCATATAACCTTCACATACATATAGTCTATCTTTAATTTTCTTTCTAGCTAAATCAAGATTAAATAAGAAAGATGATTTCTTATACAAAATACTATTAGGTGTATTTTTATACTTAGGCTTCTTATTAAACTGTCTGATTGCCATACTAACATATTGGCCATGTTCATTACGCAATGGAATTGTCAAACAATCAGCATGAAAACCTAAATTAAAATCATTGATAGTAGTATTTGTTAAACCTCGTTTAGCTAAATATTCACCAATAGAACCTACATTTTTGTGATACATATCTGCTTCTCTAGTAAAACGCATTTCTTCACTAGCTTCAAGCTGATATTCTTTGTTATCTTTTAAGCTGATATTACATTCTTTAGCCAAGATTTCAGTGGCTGCACGATAACTAATTTTTTCTTTATCGGAAAGAAAATTAATAACAGTACCACCGCATTCACAACTAAAACAATAGAATGAATTAGTATCAGGAAACACCACCAAAGTTTCAGAAGCATCATCACTGTCATGTAGAGGGCATTTGCCTTTCCAATATCTACCACTCTGATGCAAATTTGTGTATTTACCAATGAAATCTATAATATCCATTTGTTGGATTATAGTTTCCGTAATATTCATATACACCTCATAAATTTAATACATCATCTAAGCTATAACTATCTTCACGTTCTATTCTAACAGACTTCATTTCTTTTTCGTTATGTTTCTTTATCCTATATAAACGATACTGTTCAGCATCTTGATACATTTCTGTTAATGTCATGATTTGTTTACTAGGCTTATCTTCTAAATAACGCAATATCTTTTCGAGTGTATTTTCATCCTGTTTATAGAAATGAGCCCTCAGTTTAAAATAAGATATACTTAATTTTTTATTTACAAACAAGGGCTCATCAGAACATTTTTCGATGTATAGCTTGGTTATTCTGTCAAAAATATTAAAACCTTTAGACATTACATCACCGCATAAGAACTATTTCTTGAACCTTTAATTTTAATACGTTCTACATATCCTTCGTCAATCAAAGTTTTTACTGCACGCCAAGTTGTAATGCGACTTAATCCAATACCATCTGCAATATCAGGACATCGTAATACAATAAATTTTTTACCAGCTAACGTATATCCACGTTCTTCTGCCTCTTTTCTAATAAAGCCATGTACTAATGCTACAGATAGTTTATGTTTATGTAGAATATCAAGGTCAATTAATAATTCTTTAACCATTAAGTTCACCCAATCTTTCTTGGCAAGCCTTCTTGGTATCTTCACTAAACTTAGATTGCTCTACTACCCAACGCAAATAATGTATATCGCTTACTTCAGAAATCGCTTTATTCGCATATTTACCTTGTGTAAATGTCGTAGCAGATGTAGACGTGCTTGTCTCTCTTGAGTCATACAACTCAACGCCGTTGTCTTGTACTTGTGCTTCGGCATAACCTTTAGGTAAAGCCCAAATAGGCAAATGAGGAGGCTCAAACCGATTATAGTCTCCAAGTGCAACCCAGCTTTCTTTTAAATTATACAAATAACGACCAATACCAAATTGAACAGCCGCACGCTTCATACTATCAGAAATACCGCCTTTAATAGGTTCAATCTTAGTATTACTAGCACCATCTTCACGTGTCAATGCACGCCAGCCTAAATCATCACCAGCATTAATCACGATTGTTAATCGGCAAATCATACCATGTTCACCGCCTGAATCTACTGGTCTGAATTCTGGATACCAATTACCAACACCTACTACTTGGTCTAAGCGTTCCATAATAGCACGGTTGGTTACATACGGTAATACCATAGCCTTCTTTCCGTCTTTAGATTTTTGACCAATTCGCCACTGAATATCTTGTGGGGGGAAAGGTTCTCTTAGTGCCGCAAAGATTTCTTCTACTGTTTTTTCTTTCATACTATTATCCTTTCTTAAATAAAATAAATATCTTAGGTGTCAGCACCACCTCATCGACAATCACAGTGTAGCATGGCTTGCTCAGGCTGTCAAGCGGTCCACTGAGCAGGCATCGACCACCACACCGTCCCTAATTCGTAGTGCGTATACATTACCTTTGGCAAACATAGTAAAATCAACTTCAAATGTTACTAATTTTTCTACGCCTGTAGGCGTTTGTACGGTTAAGAAGGCATAAGGTTTACCTTTCTTAGTTTTACGAGCAGTCACAGATAATATAATAGCTGGTTTAACATTACCTGTGCATATACTAATATCGTATTCATCAAAAATGCTATGGAATGTATAACCTAATACAGCCAACTCCATAGCTCCTTTACTTAGGTTGTCTTTATGATTTGAATCAAATACATAATCACCTTTAGATTTACGTTTGTCTTTTAACCATTTAATATATTGCATGTAATCATTTCTATCATCACCATCATCAATAGCACCACTATAGATTAAACCCTTTAACTGTGTCATATTCATATTTTGATTAATTTCTAAAAATGTTTTACCACGCTCAGGTGTAAAAGATTTTAAATTACTACAGCCTGCTATCGCACCTAAGCCTAAACATACAACATTTTTACCAGTAGTACATCTTATATCACCATATATATCAGGTGGTATAATTTCTATTCCATGTTTTTTAGCATCATTGACGAATACAGATAGTTTTTCTTTATCACCAAAATTCATATCAAGAATAGATGCATAATATGCTTCTGGATAATGAGCCTTTAAATATGCACATCGCCATGCGGTTAAACCATATGCCGCACTATGACCTCTATTAAATACATAGGAACCACAAGCAATCATTTGTTCTGCAATAGGTCTGATTACATCTTCACTGATACCATTTTTACCTGCACGCTCAACAAACTCATCGACAGCTGTATTGATTTTATCCAATTCTTTACGGCCAATAATACGTCTAAGAATATCGGCTTCACCCATTGTGTACCCTGCTAACGCTTGTACAATCTGCATAATTTGTTCTTGATACAATATAACGCCTTCGGTATCTTTCAATATAGGCTCTAATAAAGGATGTAAATACGTAACAGGCTCTTTACCTTGTCTACGTGCAATAAATACTTTATCCATACCTACATCTAATACCCCCGGTCTTCCTATAGCTACAGTATCGACTAAATCATATACACTCTTAGAATGAATATTAGTAACGATATTGGTCATTACATCAGACTCAATTTGGAATATACCAGTTGTATTACCAGATTGTAATAATTGTGCCGTCTTCTCATCTTCTAATGGTATGTGGTTAATATTACAAGTTTGCACACGTCTTAATACATCGTCAATAATATCTAATGTTGCCAGTCCAAGAATATCTAATTTGAGAATACCTTGCTTTTCTAAGATATGGAAATCTTCTGCCGCTACATATTGACCATCTTGATATTCAATAGCACACCATTGAGCAGGGTCGCTAGGGAATACTGCTACAGCACTAGCATGAGTACCATAATTTACTAAACGATTTACAGATGTACTAGCCATATCCTTAACTTCTTTATCTTTAATATCTCCTATATCATTAATATTCTTAGATATATTAGTCATATCTGATGCCTTACGACCAAGCACCCTACCTGCGTGTTGTACTGCCGCTTTAGGCCCTAAAAAACCAAATGTCCGTACAGGATAAGCATAACCATATTTATCTTGAATATACTGTATAACTTCTTGTCTGCGACTTTGTTGAAAATCACAATCTATATCAGGATTTGTTACACGCTCTGGATTGGCAAATCGTTCAAATACAAGATTATATTGTATAGGGTCAATTTCTGTAATTCCCATTAAATACGCTACAACACTACCACAAACAGAACCACGACCTGCACCAGTTCTCATACCATTTTGTTTTGCCCATCGTAACATATCATGAATAATACAGAAATAATTGTTATAATCTAGCTGATTTAATACATCTAATTCATGTTTAATTTGATTTACATAGACGTCTTTATTTTCTTTTTTTGCAATACCATGTATTCTGTATCCATCTACACAATGGTCTCTAATATATTTAGCTGGGTCTTGAACAGGAAATACAGGATAATGGTTTTCACCAAATGGTATTTCTACATTACACTTATCAATAATTTTACTAACATTATCATAGTATTCTTGATTAGGAATAACAGCTTTAAACTCATCAATAGTCCACATATGATAATCACGGCTACCATAATATTCTAACATATGATTATATTCTTCTTGATATTTTTCTTTAGCTTTTTCATTGTAAGCGTTATTAATCTGTTCTTTTTTATCTGCTAATGTTCTATCTAGTAATAGAAAATCACGGTGTGCTTGCATTTGTTCTGGATACGCATAATGGCTATCACCAGTAACAATAATAGGAATATTATACTTATCTCCCAATTCCATAACTGTAGTATTATATGTCCATTGCAATGGGAAATCATGAGGTTGTATTTCTAAATAAAAATCATTACCAAAAATATCGGTCATTCGCTGAATAAATTCATCACGTAATAATTCATTAGATAATGGACCAGCTACACAAGCAGTACTTACAATAATACCTTCATTATATTGTCTTAATGCCTTATAATCAATCAACGGCTTATAATAATGATGCTGTGCTCCGTATGTAGATAATCTACGTAAATTGTATAAACCTTCTGTGGATTTAGCTAATAATACTAAATGATAGTTTTCTCTAGTTTTTACGTCTAAATCATATGAGAAATATCCTTCCATACCAAGAATTGGTTTAATATCAGCTTTTTGACATGCTAAATAATGTGATGTTAAACCTGATGTAGTACCGTGGTCTGTTAAAGATACGGCTGAATATCCTATTTCTTTAGCACGTTGTATACGTTCTTCTAAAGATGAATAGGCATCACGTCTACTATAAAAGCTATGACTATGTAAATCTGTAAAATTCATATTTTTACCTCGTATCTTTTTGCTACACAATGCTTATCAATGATTTGAGAAATAATATAATCTTTCATCACTTCTTTATTATCATTTAAATTCTGTTTAATAATTAATGCTTTGTATTTTGGTATGACGGAACCAACCTTATATATTTCTGTTATCTTTGATGGTCTATATATATCAAACACACTATAAAAATCAATTTGCTCAGTTAAATTATCACTGGTTAATATCATAGGTATTCTTTGTGTATTACAACAAAAACCATCTAATAATTCATTAATTTTCATACGCACAATAATTAAATCTTTATCTATATTTTCATATTGTATATTTACTAATTCAATACACTCTCTTGACATAAATTCATCCACCGACAATTCATGTATATACATTCTATTTAATGACGCATGATTTAGTGGTGTTTCAATAATTAAATAATTTTTCAATTCAGTTTCGATATAATATACATTATCGTTATTGCGTGATGCACTAGCAAATGACGATAGAGTTATTTTCAATGCATTTTTATCATATGTATTAATTGGTTCAAATATTCTATATCTACTCATATTATCTCCTTATAAATCTGCATAATCATCTTCCATGTAAGCTATAATTTTATATAATTCGTCGTCAGAAATAGTATCTAAACTAATACCTGTTTCACAATTATCAAGATAATATTCTAACCAACTTTGATTACCTAATCTAGTATGATAAAAATAAATTAAATCAATTTTTTCTTCTCTTGTCATATTATACCTCCTTTAATACAGTATACTATATTATAATAAATTTGTCAAATAAAAAAGGACCCCATAAAGGGGTCTATTAAGTATAACGTATTACGAAGTGTAATTCAATATTACGCTGAGTAATGTTATTCTTCTTTGTTTTATATACTAAGTTGTAGCAATGTTATTACGCTCTAAGTGGTAGTGTTATAAATACCTAAAATACTGATACTGTAGAACCGCTACGCTAGGTGAAATACTCACATCGTTAGTTGCTGTAGTTGTAGATAATACCAAGCAGGAATATCTTTGTTCGTATTTTCTTTTTCTTATGTGTATTACCAACTAATCAATATCTGAACGCTAGTGAAGATATTCTGCGAACGCACCAGTTATGAATACCTAATCTACTGTATCACTTATTAGTAGTAATGTTGAGCATCTACTGTATATCTGTTACTACGCACTTCGTTTGTAACCACTGCGTGGTTGATTGTTGTATTTAATTTCTGGTTGTCGTATCTCCCTGTGATTGCACTGCCCCCATGTCGGGGGGCTTGGTGGGTTGCACCTTACGACGATTTTCGCTGTGTTGCGAACTAGCCTCGGTCTGCCTTTATCTAGTACCTTACCACTTAGGTTCTCATCGTTGCCACATCAGGACGGGGTATCTTACGTTTGCGAGGGAGCTGTTCCACTGAGCCTATCACGCCTCCCACCACGCTCGCTAAACGGGTGCTGTTATTTATTTTACATCGGTTTTTCCAGAACCTCGATGTTTGCGTGATTACACGCCACTATATACTACGCTTGGTTAGTGCGTTTTCTTTACTCTCACCTATCATACGTTTACTTCCTAGTGCCATGATTTGCCGTTCAGAAATAACGCTCTGCCGTATTCCAAGATAGGCTCGAGGTTCACTCATTTACTGCTTGTGAACAAAGCATTTAAATATACGAGAGGATTTTACTGGTTTGAAGATTTTCTTTTTAGTACAGAAAACTTCTTTATAATTTTTGGTAGGTTTACCAAATTCACATACGCCACACACTTCAATCTTTTCTGTAGGTCTACTATGTGTTACTAAATGTACTCCAGTATCTCTGTTAATCTTATACTTTTTTCTTGACATGATTTTCTCCTTTCGGTAGAGCAAGTTCTGTGGCTCTACACCTACTCACATTGTAGCACCCTAGCGTTCGGTTGTCAACACCTTTGCTGAGCACGCACCGTTGCTGGGTTTGTGAGGATTGTAGCACAGCCGAGGGCGAGCTGTCAAGCCCACCCATGACCACGCTGAGGAGGAAATTAATTATGTCTATAGTAATAGTAGCATATAAAAATCAATTTGTCAAATATTTAATTGGTGTACATTTTTACGAGGTTATAACGTACATAATAGATAGGTTCTTTATCTGTAATATCATACTTGGCACCATATATTAATTTACCATTGTGTTTATCAATGCCGACTTGACTATGGAATTTACCTGCACGGAATTCTTCTTGTCCGTATACATCAAGTTCGTGTCGTTCTGGTACTTTAACATCAAATTCAACTGTAGATTTTTGATTTAATACTACTTTACCATCTTCAAACTTTTGAGTTTCATTTTGTTGTAAATTAAACTTCTGCGTCTTGCCATTTACTTTAACTGTAACAGCAGGCTTTTCAATATTAGCTTCTACATCGGTATCCTCTTTGACATATGTAGGTATATTATTTATGTAACGCAGTTCTTTTTGTTTCGGAACGTAAGATACGGTAGTCTTAGTATTAAGAGTAGCCTTCTCGTTCATTATTTTAGGCTGTAAGGTGGGTGTAGATTGTTCCACGTGTGTTTGCCTATGGGTTAAATAAAAAAGCCCACAGAACGCAAATAACGCAATTAAAATAATAAGATAAATCTTAATCTGTACATTCTTCAGGGTGGTAATGATACCATATAGCTTTTCCACGAATTATATCACCTCCGTCGCCTTCTTCTTGTGGTAATGCAATTAAATCCCAACGCATATCAGGGTCATTATCATAGATAGAATATCCATCAATTAATGCCCAATCATTATGAGTTTTGACTCTATCTTTGGTAATATCCCAACCTTTAGTGTCACAAATAGTTTTAACAATCATTGCCATTTTATTCACTTGTTTATCAGTTGGTGGAACACTACCCCATGTTACATTACCTTCTGTATCTACACTTGCGTCAGCACAACATAAAATTGAAACACCAATATTACCAGTATTCCTATGCCAAGTGTGACTTAATGTTACATCAAGATTGTTGTAATCAGACCATACTCTACCATCGTCTAAAATATTTAAGTGATAGTGAGGAGAGGTATTTTCATACCCCCCACCACTCCAATGTAATGTTACTTGGTCCGCATTACAATTGGCCGCCAAATAAGCAATGTCATTTAAAGTATAATAAGCCATTATTCCTCCTCAATACCATCATATAAACCATCCACAAATGTATTATAAACTTTAGCTTGTTCTTTAACCTTATCAGCCTCAACAGAAGATTTTTTAGGTAAGTACTTATTAGCTTTATCTATAGCAGACATTTGTTGTAAATCTCTAGCATCTCTAAGCTGTTTACCAGTAACACCGTAATCTTTAATGCGTTGTTTATTTTCTGGAGATGGGTCACGCAAGAAGTCTTTAATAGCTTCTTTCTTCCCTTCTTTAAGCTCTTGATTTGCCATTGTTAATCTATACGCTAAATCATTTTCTACAGACTCACGTACTGGACGGAAGCCCATTAGCTTCATCATTCGTTCAGCAGGTGTATAAGCACCTTTATCTTCTGCATTTTTCCAATCACGCATATTACCAGATGCTACTTGATAGATATTGCCAAGTTGTGGTGATAACGCATGACCAACTCCAGATACTACATCTTTCCAATCATGACTATTTCTAGCTACATCGCCTAACGCTCCCCATGTAGAAAGTGTAGGACCTAACAAATCACTACCATTACTTGGCGTTAAATCACCAAAGCCAATGTTACGGCTAAAGTCAACACCAAATATAGATGGTGCACCCATCATAGCAATTAAAGCTATTTTTTGTTTAGTTTGGTCATTGCCAGCCCATTCATAAGCAAGGTCTTTTGCACGGTTAGATAAGCCTTTGCCTGTCAACCATTTAAGCATATCATCACCAGCACCCATGAATGGTAAGCCCATAAAGCCTGCCATGCCCATTGTGATGCCCATAAATCTGCCTAAACCTTTGTAGTCAATAGAGCCATCATCACGTTTGAAAGCTGTAAATAAGAATTCAGCTTCCTTAACACCGAACTTCTTAAACTGTAATAATGTTTTACCTAGTGTACCAAATTGAGTAAACATTCTAGGACTATCAATATCGCTATAGTCAAAGTTTGTACGAACTACAAAATCCTTTGCGTATTCCATAGCTTTACGATAACCTTCTGGGTCATTTTTATTTGGTTGCATAGGGTCCATATTATGGTCTTTACAGTATTTTTCATATGCTACAATAGCGGCTACTTTACGTGTGTATGCATCCGCTTTCATAAAACCTTTCATAGATAAGTCAAATGCTTTACCAATATTGATGCCGTGAACTTTTAATTTACGGTAGTCAAGTCCATCTGTAAAGAATTCAGATGCTTGGTTTGCATTTTCTTCATATACTTCAAGGTCATCAAATAACTGTCCGTATTTACCACCTTTACCACCACGGCCAGCTTCTTTCATTGCGTAACGCAACTCAGGAGTAAAACCTGTTAAAGCGGCTACGTTCGCTAATGTACCAAACTGAGCGATAGCGGCTGTAGGTCTAAATACACCTAATTTAAACACAGCCATTGCTTGCATATTACGGTTAAGAAGTTTAGTAACCCAGTTATCACCCATGTATTTAACCATGAAATTACCAATGTATGGTAACTCACGACCAATACGATTAAGCACTTTGTCGACTTTATTTGGAGCTCCGATTACACGTTGTATATAATCACGAACTATATCTTGTCGTGCATTTTTAGCACCAGTACCATTACGACCGTATTGTGCTTCATAGTTTTCACCAAAGGCTTCTTCGTAATAGCGTGTAGCAAAGTCTAAGAATGGAGCATTACCTTGATACTTAGCTTGTGTCATAGCATAATGATAAATAGCAGCTGTATGGTCTTCATGATGACCCATAACACCAGCACGTTTAAGATTATGTTTATTCCACATTTGAGCACCAGAACTACGATATAAGTACGCACTCACATTTTCATGTGTAAGAACACCATCTTTATCCTTTTTAAGTAACTTTTCAAAGTTCGCTTGTGCTACTTCTTGTTGTAACTTACGAGGGTTAAGACCTAATTCTTTCATACGTTCTTTGTTATTAATCAAATTTTGGAAGTCGTCATAAGTCATAGACTTATCTTTACCTTTCAAGAAATGGTCAATAAATTTCTTAATTTCTGTGTAATTACCTTGTACTTTATTAAATAATGCTGCGGCATCTTCAGTAGACATTTTTTCATACACCTTATTAAGATTTTCTTCTTCTTCTGTAAGATTGGAATAGTAACCTTCATAAGATTGAGAAGCATCAGCTTGGTATCTATCACGATGGATTGTTGCATACGCTACACCTTTTTCAGGCGTTAAGCTGTCTACAAAACGGTTGGCTTGGTGTTCTGTATCAAAAGATGTTAATACTGTATATTTTTTACTATATTCTCTAGTTTCTGGATTATATTTAACTTCAATACGATACACACCATATCGTTTATGTTCACGAGGAATATAACCCCATAAATCAGCAGAAGGTTCTTTACCACGAGAAACTTGGTTATCATTTACGTCTTTATGGATTTTATTTAATGTATTACGCACACCTACATATGCATTCCATGCGTTATCACTATAACCTAGTTGTTTAGCATATGCATGAGACATGTCAATCGCTACTTTATTAGCGTTTGCTTTATCTTTATATGCGGCAATATTATCTTTACTAGAAATAACTTGGTATACATCTTTAGACATACCAACGTAAACATGATTACCTTTCTCACGTTCTGCCTTAACAAATTTACGCATACGTTTATCATCACCTAAACCGAATTCAGTGAATTCATCGTTAGGTTTAATAATAGCGTATTTTAACTCTCCATTAATACGAACTGCAACAGGTTGTGCAAATTCACGACCACGTTTATCAATATCATCAAAGAGTTTATTAATTTGTTTATCTTCGCCAGCTTTCTCATCTAGTGATAAGAAATGTTTATCAAGGTCATCAATATATTCTCTACGTTTATATCGTGCTGTACGAGCGGCTACGTAAGCGGCTTGAATGATAGGTTTTAATTCTGGGACAAGTTTACGTGCTAAGGAAGATGGAGATTGTAACATCTTGCGGAACCATGCAAAAGATATACCATCTTCTGATGGATTGATTCGCTCAATGATACCTCCACCATGTTCCATAATATCAGCAAGTAACTTTTGTTCTGCTTGGTCTATTCTATCATTCTTTCTAATAGCATATTCAGCATCTTGTTTAATTTTAGCTAATGCCTTTTCAATAGGGGCTTCAGGTGTACTATTAGCACGATTACGTTGATGTAATTCATCTAATTTTTGAGCACGTTTTCTATCAGCAAGGGCGTCTTGTAAATGTTCTCTAATTTGATGTTCACTAAAGATTTTGGTATTCCCATAAGAGAACATTTCGTTGATAAATGGATAGAATTTTTGGTCAAACTGTTTATTATTACCTAGTCTTGGCACGACCATAGCTGCTAAGAATAATTTATCTTTAGTGTCCATTGTACTATTAATAATAGCTTGTGGAATGTCTAATAAATCATTTGCAGTTTGACTAGCTTTAGCCATGCCCATAATTAATTTTAAGCCGTTTGTGTCTCTTGTTGGATTGTTGAGGCTTTGAATAAATTGTCTAATTCTTGTTCGTTGTGTAGATTTTCCAGCGAGTGTATCAAGGTTGTTACGTCCAAATTTCCCTTGATGTGAAACTGTTTCATCTTCACTTTTATTAGAGCCATCTTTACGTACAATTCCGAATGCTCTTTTAAGGTTTTTAATGGCACTTTGTATAGCATCTTCAACAGATTGCTGGTCGTTTTCGTTGACAGATGCAAGTATTTTACCGTTGCCAACTGTTCTGTATATTTCGCCTGCAAATCCTTCATCTTTTTCGAGCTCCTCTCTCATTAAATCTAATATGTCATTCACCACATTCTTTAAGTCGGCCACTTTAGTGAAGTCAGTCGCACTATGTAATAACTCATGCATAAATGTATCATTTGTTGGTGTAATATTATCACTTGTAATATATAAACGACCAGTAGATGGTAAGTATGCACCATTAAATGGAATGTCTAATGGGTTATTATTCATTAATCTGTCTGCCACATAGATTTCCAAATTAGGGTGTGTGCGAATGTAATTTAATACAGTGATATACGCTTGTGGGTTCCCATTGACTACATGCATAATAGATTTTAATATATTACGTATTTCTCCATTGGTTAGTTTACCTAACCCTTTAGAGCGGTCTGCAACCTTTTTAAGAATACCAATTTCTACTTCACTAGGCTCGTAATTAGATTTAGATGTTGTAGATGTGTTCGCTTGAACAGATTTTTGTATTTCTTCAATCGGTACTAACGTATATGTATCGTCGTTGGCAATCAGTTCAAAACCAGCAGTCTTCCACGCTTGTTTAGTCTCTGTTTTGAGAGCTTTACGACCAGCTTCATCAAGGTTAGCGTTATCTAAAATGATATGGCCATGTTGTTTAACTACACCACCTAATGTATTCCATGCAGATTGAGCAATATAAGCACTATTGTTAAATACGGTTTCTGGGACATAAGATGCTGTAAATTTAACAGTATTCCCATCTTCCATAATATCCCCATTAGAGATAATACCCATATCAGATAGATAGTAATCTAATGCTTCTTTAAACGCATCAACATCTACATCTTTAGGAATAGGTGCTTCTACATTAAAGTAATCACCAAGTTTAATATCCATCTTGATATTAGTGTCGTATGTTCCACCTTGCTCGTCAGGGATAGAAGCATTCAATACGCCATCAACGTAATTACCAAGACGTAAAGCAGATTGAATTTGGTTTTTAGTTTTGGTATCTTTCATGCGTTCTTCTTGAATTTTACTATCTTTAGCGATACGGTCACTCATAACAACTGGTACAATTTTCTTCACATCAGAATATACACGTTTAGCTAATGGACTATTCATACTACTAAAATCTGATGTACCATCTGGGAATATTTTTTTAGCGGCCACTTTACCAGCTAAGCTTCTATATTTATTGTTATTACGATATAATGGATACATTTGGATGGCTCGATTTACGAAACGACCAAGTAAATGATTACCATTTTTATCGTTTAACTCGTCCATAAGTTGTTCCATGCCTATAGTTTTAATACGAGTAGAAGCTTTTTGCATGGCTTGTAAGATAATCACATTACGTGTTTTATCAAAATCCCTAGTGTTGGTTACTTCTGTTAGATTGTAATCTTTTAAGAACCATTTTTCTAAGTTTTTATCAAAGTGGTTGGGTTTATCAATGAAAGAACCTAAAATTGTTTGAGGAATTTTGACTTCGCCATTACGAATAGCCTTCATTAACTCTGTTACGTTAGGTACTTTATATTTAGGTACATCTTTAAAGATACTATTCCAACTGTCTACAAATGCTGGAGCTTGTCGTACTAAATGGTTACGTTTAGCAATAATACCATTATAAATACGTTTGTATTCACGTAAAGACATAAAAGGATGTTCTTTTATGTATTGAATATCTTTTGCAATACTCTCAAATGTGTCATTATGCTTAGATACAACGTCTTCTGGTTTTTGAATATCATCACTTAAATCAATATCACCAGTATCTTCATTAGCTTGACGAAGAACATATTCTCTGTATTTTTGTTTTTGCTCTTTACCATACTTCGTTTCCATCGGAATAGCATCAATAGCCTGTTTAGCTACTTCTTCGTTCATTTGACCAAATTGTTGAAGTGTAGATTTTAACTTAGCTAATTTATCAATATCACGCATTTTAGCTTTTTGTTCTTCTGTAGTAACATCTACTGTACGAGGTTTAGAAGGAGCCTTCTTTGCTTTCTTAGGTTTTGATTGAGCAGGATTTAATGCTTTACGTTCTTCGTATGGCGTAACAATAGGTTCTCTATTTTCACCTGTAGGATTATCATGGTCAATAGTTTGAGTGTAATCCTTTACCTTACGTGCTTTCCATTCGGAATTAGGTTTACGGACCATTACATTGTAATTACCAACCTTGCCACCAAGAATATCTCCTTTTTGTGCACGGTATTGCAAAGCATCAAGTGTTTGTTTAAATTTAGGTTTATGCTCTCTACTAGTGTGAGATAATCTTCGCTGAATTTCTAGCAAGCCTTCGTCGGTTACTCTATCACTGTTAAGATAATCAGCCATTTCTTTATCAGCGGCGGCGAAGTTACCTTCAGATACAGCTACTTGTTTATTATTAACAAACTTTTGTGTATCTTGTGGTTTACGTTCTGCTAGTTGAGCATTTGCTCTACGTGTTTCTTCTTTAGCACGTTTAGCTTCGTCAATATTAGCTTGTAACATACGACGTTCTTGTGTGGACAAGATTTTACGTACATTTTCAAATTGAGGACCAGTTACATCAAAACCATTAACACCCATTGTTACTAGATGTTTACTTAGCTGTTGTGCTAAGTTACGTTTAGCAGGTAGATAGTTAGGGCTATCTTTAGGAGGTAATGTATTAATTACGTTCTCTACTTGTTTAGCCATATCACGATTTTGGATATAACTTTGTACATTTTGTGGAGTACGCTCTTGATTGTCCATATGCTTAGCATAATCAGTGATATTTTTAAGTTCTTCTGCTGTGTAATCATTAGCAGGTTTAATACCAGCTTTAGCTAAGTAGTTACGAATATTCTTAGATTGCTCTTGCTTTTTAATATCAGAACTGCGTGCATCTTTTTTACGTGCTTCCATTGCATTATGTACACGATAAGCTGCATCTTGTGCTTTATACGGATTATCTTTATATTCGTTTTCAAAGAATGTTTTATTAGGAGAGTTTTCGTATCTGTCGTCATTATACGCTTTACGATGTTCTGCAACTTCACGAATTTGTTCGTTATATGCATTATTCTTTTCAGTATCTGCAATACGACGTTCGATATCACGAACAGATGTTTTATCTGGGTTTTCACGTTCTAAGTTAGCACGTTCCGCATCAGTTAGTGTAACACCTAATCTATCTGCTTTATCTGCTAGGCTTTCTTCTTGTGGTACTTCATTTGTATCTTCTACAACTTCGTTAGTACCAACCATATCATTGTATAGATTACGAGATACTAAACGTGCAGCTTTGGGTTCTAAACCAGCATTAACAAAGTTTTCTTCAAACATACGAGGAGAAAGTTGGTCAGCAGGTTTATTACCATGTAATTCCATAATATTAGCACGTTCATCTTGAAGTTTATTCATCATTTCTGCATAATCTTCAGGTGGACGATTATTAAGTGCCTTATTAACAGCTGTTGCAAAACCACTTTCTTCCATCATTGGCGAGTAGGATGCGTTAGAAATATCATCAATTTCTACATTACCAAGTGGAGTTTCGTTTATAATATCAGGCGTTTCAGTCACGTCAGATGCAATATCAATGCCAGCATCAGCCATTGGATTATTATTGACAGCAATAGGAGGTTGAGTACCATCGTTAAGAATATCACTATCGGCAGTTAAACCAGCCATTTCGTCTGCTTTATTTAGTGCTTTATTACCTAAGTGTCTAGCTGTACTACCCATACCACCAACAGCCATAGATACGTTAAACGCATCCTTAGCAGATGTCCACATATCGTCAGTCCATGTGCTAGGGTCTAACATAGATACTTGGTCATACCCTTCTTGACCTTTAATACGACCTTCAATAGCTTGTTGCCATGCTTCTGTATAACCTTCTAAAGAACTGTTGACGGCGTTGCCAAGAATACCTTTAGCAATTAATTTGCCACCATCTTTAGCAAATGCACTCGCAAGCATACCAGCCTTGCCAGAAATTCCCGCACGGTCTGCAAGATAATCTAATGCGGCAGGAGCCCAACCTTGATTTAAAGATTGTTTGAATGCATCACCTGCTGTATCAGTGTCGTATCCAGCAAATCTATAATCATTATAAATAGAACCAGCATTTTGTAAGTTTTCTAAGCCAGCACCAGTTGCAATTTCGGAACCGTATTTAGCTATTTTACCTAAACCTGTTGCAACACCACCAGCCAAGCCTTCGCTTAAACCAGCTCTACCTAATAGACCACCAATTTTAGTAGCATTAACAGCACCACCTGCAACACCGCCTGTACGCATAGCCATTGCGACTTGAGGAGCAGTATTACCAAAGAAGTTACCAATTTGAGCAGACCAGTAATGTGGATTACGTACTTGTTCATCCCACGGCATATTAGCTGTGTCGCCCATTGTACTACGGTAAGCAGACAAATTAGCATAAAAGTTTGCTTCATCTTCGGCCTTGCCTCTTAGCCATTGTGCTGTATCTCCATCAATGTTAGAGAGTCCGTATGCAACGGACCCTAACATATCAGAACCTAGTCTATCAATACCAGCACTAAAGTTGCCTAACGTTTCGTCAAGAATACCACTGTAGCTGGCTTTACCCATATAGTCAGAACCATATTGGGCTAAGTTATTTTCATATGCGGCTTGAGCATTTCTATCAGCTAATCCGTCTGTCCATCTTGCCATATATTAAACTCCTTTATCCTGTATACGCTGTTTGTTTTTCTGTACCCCATACCTTAGTCTTTGCATCTTGGTCATATTTTTGCCATCCTAATACTTTAGCTATTGCATCTTGTCCTTCAACTGTATTAGCATATGGGGATAATTTATCAATAATTCCTTGTGTTGTATTGGCCACTGAACCTTTCCACCCATCATAAGATGTTTGTGCCCAGTCAGCATCTGATGCTGCTGTAAAATCAGCTTTACCAGCATCTAATATTTTGCCAACTTTATTTTGTTGTTCAATTGTCAAATGTGGTTGTCCATCTGCACCTAAATATGAACCGTCAGGTAATTTAGAACCAGATGCTCCACGTCCACGCATACCAGCAACAGCAATAGCTTGAGCCATTTTGGCGTTTTGTAATTCTTTTTGTTGTTGGAATTGCATATTCATAAGCTCTTTCTTTTGAGCGAATGTACGTGCTTGGTCATCAAGAGATTGTTGACGTTTCATATTCAATAAAGCCATTTGGTTATTACTCATATATCTATCAGCCATAGGGTCCAAACGAACACCTAATGCTTGTCCAAGACTAGCTAACATTTTACTATTAGAGCTATTATGACTATCAGCAATCATTTGTGCTAACTGACCAGCGTTAGTTAATTTTTGTTGATTGTTAGCTGTATTTGCGGAAGACACCGCTTGGTTTACTAAGGCTTTCATTTGGTCTGCATTATTTTTACTTAATGCTGTACCCATTTCGCCAAAGTAAGATGCATTACGTAAGCCAGCAATACGCCCTGCTTGTGTAGCACGTGCGGCTTCTACTTCTGGGCTTGCTACTTGGTAATTCATTAATTGGTTTATTTTTGTCCAGTCTAACTTTTCATTTGGGTCATCAAACGCAAAATTTTGTGCTTGAGGATTATTATTCTGATACCGTGTCATAGACGTTGGAGAACCAGCTTGAGAAAAAGCATCACGAGCTGCTTTTTGTCTAGGATATAAATCAGTATCAGCACTTTTTTCAAAGTTATTATGAAACCACACAGCTGCTTGTTCAGGAGTATCAAAACTATTCATTGCGTTAATACCCTCTGGGCCAAGCTCTTTTAACATATACTGGAATTGTGCTTCAGGACTACCAGAAGAAATGCCTAAAGACTTAGCAAAATCTGCTAAGCCTTGTTGTCTATCAGCACTTGTATATTGGAAGATGCCATAACCATGTGTACCATTAACTGGAATTTCATTTGCATGACCGCCACCTTCAATAATGGTTGGGTCTAAATTAGACTCAATAGTGCCATTTCCAAGGATACCAGCCGCTGCCGCAGGAGTTAAACCATAACTCTGCAATAATCCCATATAGTCAGCCATAGTACCTCCTATTTAATATTTTGTGTTAAACCACCATATGCTTGCCAGTAGTTAGGAAAATCTTGGTAATTTTGGTCATGGACACGTAAGCCTTGGTTAGCTTGTCCATAACCCTTAATGTAGTCAATCGCACCAGCATTGTTAGTTAATGCACCACCGATTGTGTCAGCATTTAATCCAAATGCATTGCGATAACCACGACCAGCTAAATCAGCTTGAATATTCATAGCTTGGTTTTGTAAGTTTTTATTAGTAGCATATTCAGGGTTTTGATATAAACCTTGAAGATTGGCGAGTCCAGATGTGAAACCTTGTTGACGAGCTAATTCTTCTTTTTGTGCTTGATTATTAGCTTCACGAAGAGCACCACGGTCCAATCTATTGTTAAACATCATACCGCCGATAAGACCAGCCAAATTACCTAATTGGGTTTGCCAGTCGTTATCGTGTGTTTGAATTACTTGCATAAGTTCCTCCTAGAATGACTCAGCATAAATACCTTCTGCTAAGAACATATTATCATCTGTATCTAATACTAATTCATATACTTCCTCTTTATCATCAGTATCAAGGATAAAGTCAATACGTTCAAAGCCATCTTTAGTTTCAACTTTATCATGTTCTGTAAGTTCAGATAACGGTTTACGACCTTCAAGAGTATTAAATACCTCAGTTGCTGTTGTACGTAATTTATGATTAGCAGTAACCAACAAGAAGATTTGTTGTTTACCCATATGTCTATTTTCTACTACTGTAGCGTAGCCATGTCTTGTTTTTACTTTATCTCCTTCTTCAATAGAGATAATAGATTGTTCGTGACCATCGTGCATTTCAACCATTACATACGAAGGGAAACAAGCAATTAATGAACCAGCCAGAGATAATGCACCACCTAAGAAACCACCACTAGACGATTGAGTAGCAAATGTACGACCGTTGTTTAGTTGTCCTTGTGTTTGTAGTGCTTGGTTAGTGGCTTGGTTTTGACCTTGTGCTAATGATAAAGAATTTTGTACTGGTGCAAAAGATGCCTGATGAGCTTTTTGTGCATAATCAATTGGCGTAGATGCATATCTCATTCTTTGGTCTAATAAACCAGCTGCTGTTTTTAAGTTATTATCATAATCTTGAGACATTTGTGCTGCAAAGTTCTTCTGCAAATCATTTGTCGCTGTATTAAATCTTGAACTATCAACAACACCTTTTTGTGCTAAACTTGCTAAGTTTTTGCCCATCGTATTTTCATACATACGGTTAAAGTAGTTTTGTTTAGCATTTGCAAATACGCTTGGTAAGATACCTTGGCTAAGTGGTGTAAATTCATTCTTGATTTGTTGCATTTCTGCTGTTTGGTCATTGTAGAGTTTTTGCCAATCAGGAGTTACAATATTTTGAATTTGATTTGTACCATAATTAACCAATGCATCAATACTAGGTTGAATAGAATTCAAATATCTACCTTGCATTGCAATTAACTGGCGTTCTTCAGGTGTTAGTTGGCGTTCATGGATAGTTGTTTTAGATTTACCCATTCAAACCTCCTTAGTGAAGTAATAATATATTCCATTTTCATTTTGTCGTTGTTCATAGTTACATTTAACTAATCGAGCATACGCTTTAGGATTACGTGTGTCTGTATACGATGCTACTTTTTTAATACCTAATCGTTTAGCCATGATTTGAATGTGTTTCCACCCTTCTACAAGAGGCACTCCACACCCAATATCAATTTCTAGCGTATCACCAATAATACCAAATGTTAAAAATGACCCATCTTCTCTGAGCCAAATCAATGGATGTAATTGGTAATCCCAATCGTCAAGATAACTACGACCAACACGTTTTTGATATTCGTCAATATGTTTTTGTATATTAGCTGTAAGGGCTACCGCCATCTTTACGTGCTCCTTTTAGAAAATCATTCTGGTTTCTACCCTTTCGACGTCTTGTGGATTTTCGTCTCTTATTTGTTTCAGAAGAGCTAACAATAGACTCACGTTCTAATACAATATCAAATGAAATATATTTAAAAATAATTGGGTCGTCTGTTTCAAAACGGAACTTCAAAATTGGAGATAAAATCTGTGTTTTGAATTCGCCCTGTAATTCTGTTTTTGTCCATTTATGAGTTAATTGTACATTATTAATATAAATATAGCCACGACCATCATTTTCTTCGGATTGTATATCAATATACGTTCTATAAGCATTAAGATTATGAGTATCTCTCATTTCTTTAGATTGAATTAATTGATGAATAGAATACCCATTATCAGTAGTATATTTAAAATCAAATTCGTAAATTGCACCATGATTATCATCATTATTCATAGATACTAATACATGGTATTGGTTTTCACAAATTGATGTAACATTATATGGGAATATCCATTTTGTAAATCCGCCAAGCCAATAATGATAAACAAACATTTCACGTTGACTGGCACCGCTTACCACCATCTGTTTTGTTCTTCTTAAATCAGCGATAAATGGCTTTGATATATTATCTTTTAATTCTGGGTTGATATTATTACCAATGTCCATTACGTTAAAGTTGGCATACACCTGAGAACTTTTGACAGATTTAAGACCTCTAGTAGATACGAATACTATATCTGCATTAATATTATCACATGCATGGCGACTAACAACATCTGAGTTATTAGCGAGTAATGTAATAGACCAATCTTCTGGTTCATTTTGAACATCATAAATATATCCATTGCTTTTGAATACTAGAACATCAGATGCTAATTCAGAAATGGCTACTATATCTCCACCATCGCCGTAGCCTATATTGACATCTTTACGAGCAGATGCATCATTACTATTGATAGACCATCCAGTTACATCACCAATAGCGGAATAAATTAGCAAATCAGAACCAGTTTTAGCAACTACAACACGAGAGGCTCTAGTAAATACAATATCACAATCAGGACTTGTCGATATTTCTTTGAGTTGTTGATAGTTATATTCCTGTAATTTAGAGCCACTAGCAATTAATACGGAACCTTTCCACTTACAACATGAAGGTCTTTCCGATAAGCCATTTAGTTTGCCTATCAGTATTGGTGTTTTGCCAAATTCATAACGATAGATTTCTTTATTTTTAAGAAATATGAAGTAGTCATTCATTTCGTAGTCATTATAGACATAAGTTACTGGAGATTGGAACTCGGCTAATGGTTTACTTAATCCACGTCTAGTTCTAAGTTTACTTCCCATTACGTCGAATTCCATATTCTCCAAACGAACTACTTCGGTATCTTTAATAAATTCTGGGGATGATGCGAGGTTCATACCTCCTGTTAAGTTGTCAAGTTTAATTGTTATAATCTTCTTTGTTTTACCGACTTTCTTAGCCATTTATACCCCCAATCCGTATTGTTGCAATATAGTCTCATATTTAGCGGGCAGTTCGCTTCTGCCAATAATATAGTTTTGTAATAAATTCCAGTCTGTAGCTGATTTATAGGACTCTTTAGCACTATCTGGGACTACAAAGTATGTTTTTCTATCATCTCTACGCTGATTGTGCTGCATAATATTATTTGCGTCATCCAATAGAGGTGGATTAGCGTTTGTAATTACTACGTATACTGGCTTAGTTTCTCCTACATAGTTTTTTGAAACACGTGTACCAATAACCTTTGGTAAATTACCACCTAAATAAATTAGCTCAACACGTGTCATTGCTAAAAATGAGCCTTCATATAAGTTCTTAATTTTTGGTAATATGACAAATTTAGTCGATTGGTTATAATACAGTCCGTTATATTCCATTTGCTCCAGATTGGGTAAATAGATAGTTTCTGGTGCCTCATTAGAGAATGGGAATAAGCCCTTACATATTTTTAAGTTGGGTGCTTTTAATGTTTTACATTTACCACTTTCTAATAAACGGGCATGCATAGTTACCAGATTTGGCATATCAACTGTGTCAACAGATGCACTGTTTGCTAAATTTATCCAAGATAATTCAGTACCATTATACCTTAATGTTTTAATAGATGCTCTTGTCAGATAATTATCTGGGATATTACCATTATCTGGCAGAGTAATATCCACTGCTAATTCAAAATTAAGATATTTTTTAATAATCTCATCAGGATTACCTAGAGCAGCATTATCTAACTTAGCATTTAGTATATTTACAAGACTAGTGTTTTCTACTTCGCCAGAACTAGAGCCATGTTGTATTAATGTGCGTTTTACTTGGTCAATTAAATTATTGAGTGATTTATTTTCTAATTTAATACTCTTTATATTATCTAAAATATCACCAAGTGTCTGTTTAATATCGTTGATAATCATTTTTGTAGCTCCTGTCGTATACTATTTAAGCCATCTAAAATCGGTCTAAGAGATGTCTCTAAGTTAATATTGATTTGATTTTGAATGGTAGATACATCAACAGCAGGACCAGTATCCCCTTTAAGTCCTCTCTCCCCTTGAATACCTGCTACACCCTGTGGTCCTCGCTCGCCAGCTGGACCTTGTATACCCTGTAAACCTCTGTCACCTTGCTGACCTTTATCACCCTTAGGTCCTTGGATATTACCTAAATTTTTGACAACAGTATTTTGACCTGTTGTGATAGATACCGACAAATTGCCATTAATTAACTGGAATTCAACTTGCGGAGTTAATCCATTCTCACCTTTTGGACCAGTAGGACCCTGAGGACCTATATCACCAGCTATACCTTGCAAACCCCTTAGGCCTTGAGGACCTTGTTCACCTTTATCTCCTTTAGGTCCTTGCTGACCATTTATACCGTCAATACCCTTTGGGCCAGTTGCACCTTGTGGTCCTCTCTCGCCAGTTAATCCTTGTAAGCCTTGAGGACCTTGTTCACCAATATTACCTTTAGGACCTTGAATATTGCCTAGATTGGTTGTTGTAGTGTTATCTCCTGTAGTGATACTAACACTTAAATTGCCACTATTATCAAGATTAAAAGAGAGATTAGGAGTGTCCCCTTTCTCTCCTTTATCCCCTTTGTCACCTTTGATACCAGTAGTTAAAGATACATGACTTTTGGGTGCGGTAGTAATGTTAGATTGTATATGATTTGTCTGTTTAATTTCCATTATTCAGCACCTTCCCTTTGTCTATATGAACCTTGTTCTGAATTGTATTTTGAATTGATAAACTTATTAGCAATTTGGGTGGCAGGGCCACCACCAGTAGCCATAGCTGCTAGTGTTTCAAAGTGGCCCCAAGTCATATCAAAACACACAAGGAAAATAGTAACACCTACAAACAGTAATACGAAAATGACAGCGATAACTCTCGTTAAGCTAAGTCCACCATTTTCATATAATAACATTTGTAAGATGTGTTTCATGGCCTTATAAACTCCTTTACAAATTTTAATAAATTAACTAATTGAGGATACCAACTAAATGCTGTTGCATCAATTTGGTTTAGTTTTTCAATAATTGAACAAACTTCTGATACAAACGGTATTAGCATAAATAATACAGACAGCATATAATCAACACGTAGACCATACATTGATACGTTTGGTAGGGACCAAGAAGCCGCTGCAAGTGTGAAAAAGATTGGATATGTGAAGGCTACTTTATTAAATAAAGACATTCTAAATCTTTTACTAATTAAAAAGCGTTTTCTTTTCCCATTTGGTAATTTTATAGAACCCCAGCCAAACCACAATGCTGTAATTATGTATCTAAGATTATTTGGCTTTCCTCGTGCTTTATTAAATTCGATAATTTCAATAATAAAGCGTAAAACAATATCAATAAATAACAAGAAACAGGTAGCCATAATAACTACCATTATATCATCAACCGCACTCAACGGTGTATTATTATATAACAACCCATACACAAATTCGCCACTACTTGTTTCAGTAGGTGGTGGAGGCGGTGGTAAAAATCTTTCTACCATTAAATACCTTCCTCCCAAGTTACGCTAGGACTAATAAATACATAACCATTTGCTAATCGGGTAATATATCCATTTGTATCTTTCATAATAATATCATAGGTGTATTGAGTTAATTCTGAAAAGTTTTCACCGTCAATATTAATTTTAGAGCCATCTTGATTAAGGAAGTGGACTTCTATAATACCTTTAGCTGCATCTACAATTTTTGTTTTGCCTTCAAAAATAGTATCTGTCGATGTTGCTGACTCTTTTACTTTGCATTTGAATAGGCAACCAGTAATATCTACTGGTCGCCCATCTTCTGCTGTAATATTGACTTGGAAAAATGTATCATCACCCTTATTGATATTAATATCCATTTGAGGTGTAATAAATTTTCCTTTTGCCATATATTACTCCTTATACATTAACCCAAGTTTTAGAATTAAAGTTGAATTTCTTAGTTTTATCAGAATTGTACACTGTTAACCAAGGAACAATACCATCTGCAAGTGCTTCGACATCACTAGCTTCGCTAAGAACAAAATCACAATTACCTTGAGGTAAACTAAATTTATCCCAACGCATTTCTTTTGTTAATGCTAATTTAGGGGCATTAACATACTCTAAGCTAGATAAATTAAGTGGTCCTTTAATCCAAGAAGTACATTCTGGTAAATTAATTGTTTTATACCCAGAGAAAGTAATTGCATTTTCCTCTACAGTAGTTACTTTTGGTAAATCTAAAGTTTCAACGCCATAAATGTTGTAGTATTGGTATGCCTTAGCTACAGTAGTTACATTAATATCTGGAGTGATACGATATGTTTCTACACGAGAACCAGTCATATCAAGATAGTCAATAACTAGAGTTTCAGTACCAAATGGTTCAGGTAATGCTAAAGAAGCGGCACCACCGATAATTTCAGTTTTAGTATTTTCTTGACCACTGAGCATTACAAAGAAGTGAGACTCACCATATACATATACAGATGTATCACCAGCACTTGGTTGGTTGAAAGAGAACGTAGATGGAATACGTGGCATTGGTTTACCCAAATTGTCGATTAAAGCATACAAAATACTTTCTAAATCTTCAGTGGTGTATACATTTTGACGCTTTAAATATCCTGCTACGTTTGGATATTTAGTATTGTCGACACTATCTCCCTTAGGACCTTGCGGACCTTGAGGACCAATAGGACCTTCTGGACCTTGCGTACCTTGCGGACCACGAAAACCTTCTGGTAATGGACCAAATGTAATGTGTAAGTTTTGTGTTTCAGCCATAAGAGCCTCCTATTTTTGAAATAAAATTAAAACTACCTTTACTTTAAAGGTAAATTGATTATTTGGGTTGTCTTGCCAAGTGAGTGATGCGAAAACCTGATGTGATGAGTTAATTGCAATGTACGGTTGTCGTTGACCACCCGGTAAAAACCATGATAATTCTGGTTTTACGACACCTTTCTTTGGTGTGTTTACAAATCCTGTAATATGCATAGGTAAAGCTACACACTCATCCCACGAATATCCTTGTGGTAGATAAATAGTATCGCCATGATTGTATTCTTGTATTATGATTTCGGCATTTTTAATATGAAATCCTGCTTGGTAAATACTCTCAGCGTCAATACGAGAACCACTAATAGTAACACCAGTCAAGTTAGCCCCTTTGATATTACCACTCTTATCAATACTAAATGAATTATCGGCACTGTGTATACTACTAGCAACTACTTCTCCAGACTCTACTTTACCAAGTTTACCACTAATAGCGGCAAGCTCTTTGACAACTAATTTGTCAGAAGTAATAGTTTTACTTTCGATATTATCACCAGTAATACTTCTAGCTTTAATATTATCACCAGAGATTGTATTAGCAGCAATTCTATCTCCAGTTAATGTACCAGTTTTAATGGCTCTGCCATCTAATGTATTAGTAGTGATTTTATCACCTGTAATAGAATTTGTTTTAATATGCTGAGATTGGATTTCTCCAGCTTTAATTTTATCGCCTGTTATAGCATTGGCGGCGATTTTATTACCTGTAATCGCATTGGCGGCAATCTTATCTGTACTAATAGCTCCATCTTGGATTTTAGTTCCTACTACTGCTTTATCGCCAATATATTTAGCCACAATTACACCATCATCAAACACTGTTTTCTTAGTAATATGAATAGCGTTAGGAGGTATCTGTTCTACTGTAGACTCTTTTACTGGTTGGGACATTTCCCCTTCACCAAAAATGTCAGTATAACATATTTTAATAGTATATTCGCCAGTTGAACAGTTAAATGTGAATACATTTGAAGTAACGTGGTATGGTTCATTATTTACATAAATTGTAGCTCCATTGCAATCTTCTGGAATACTATCAAATGAAATCTTTAATCCTTCATAAAATTTTTCAATAATAATATTACGAGGTGCTGGAGGGATTGCTTTATTATAATTGACTGTTGCAGGTGCTGACCAAGAATTACCTATCCCTTTATTAAATAAATATGCCGTGCCGTTTCTTGCTATTGGCACTTGTGTCGAGGATAATCCACTAGTGATTTCCAGTCTGTTTTGTTGACTACCCACATTTCTATCTAAACGAAGTTCTGACCACTCATAATCATTTTGGTCATATTGTTTCCATGACCAATAAGCTCCACGTTTATCAAATATTACTGTAAATTGATATGGTGGTTTGGGGGCGTGGTCTATTTCAGATACATAATATAATGTTATAGGAGCTTTTAATTCTTCAGATAATGCATTTACAGCATCTTTGGCACGAATTTGAATTAGATATTTTTTACCAACTTCAACACCTTGTATTAAGTAAGAGTTAGTTTTAGCTGTATCATACTGGCGGGTCCATTTAATACTGTTAAAATCTTCTAGCCGAGTAGTAAATTCTCCAACTTTAACATTAATGCGAGCACCAGCATATTGTTTAATATTATCTGAATTCCACGATACAAGTAATGATACTACACCATTTTCATTTTTTTCTTCTACTGTAATACCAGATACTTGTTCAGCAAATGTATCAGGATTATCAGCACTTGAATTAAAATATTTATTGACTTCTTTTACTTGTTTATCTAAAGCATCTTTTAATTCAGCTAAATATTTTTTTAATAGGGAGATAAATTTACGACCATCACCGTTTATGGTAGATGGCAGGTTATTTTGATTATCCATTTATCCTCCTATAAATAATTAATAATAGCCTCTACAAAATCTTGTTCGACTGTCATATCAAATTCATGATTGCTCATTGCAAAGATGATTGTTAATTGTGCTAAAATATTACTAAATGCATCATTTGTCCAAGGCAATTGGTCATCTACACTATTAACGAATTGAGGTCGTCTATAATATCTTACTTTATATGGCAAACTACCATAACAATAGATTTTTTTACCACCCTCAATTAGCTGTAATGGTGCTTGGTTGGTGGCTTTATACCAATCAGATGGAGTTACGCTTACTTCTTCTGTAAATGTATGGTCCCCAATAACCTCATAATAGTTATTATCTATTAATACGTGCCAAATAAAATCAATGGCATCGTTAAAATATGCAATAAGTTCATCATCATCATAGCCGCTCTCAATACTATCAGATAAACGATTACGTAATGCTGCCTTATTCATTAATTCTTTAACTGTCATATTACCTCCTAGCCTTGGTCAGCAGGTGTAGTATTACTGTTTTGATTGTCTTTTTCTAAGGATGGCTTGGCTTCATATAACAAAAATTGTAATAATTGCTTAGTAAACATAGCTCGTTTAAATGGAATTTCATCATTTAAGTCGTTGACATGAGGCATTGCCACATGATATACTATTTCTAAAGTACCATCAAATTCAGAGTCTAAATGTTTCATGATTGGGCCATCTGGTCGATATTCAAACATTACAGGGAATTGACCTTGAAATGCTAAAAAATCATCTGGTCTTTTGACTTCCTGTGTTCCAGTAATCGTCATTTTTTTAGTTAATTCTGGGTCGTGCTTATCATATAATTCAAAAGATAATCTATCAATAGCATTATTTAAACAATAGATTAACTCAATATCAGAATATGATACTTTTTGCATATCTCCAAGGCGTTGTCTAGCCAAAATTAATATATCTTTAACTTTCATTACAACTCCTTATACATAAAATTGCATAGGTCGCTCTAATGGGCGACTTGCATCACTTGCTGTCATTTTCTTAATTTCGTCAGCTATTAATTTAGCCATGCCGTCTGAGCCACCTGTTTTATCAGGTTCACGTCTAAGTAACATTGTAGAAAAGCGTACAAACATATCTAAGAAAATTGCAGGTAAATCAATTTCATCTGTAACATCGGATACTTCATTAATAATACGATAGTATTTTAAAGTAGTAGGATTTTCAATGTAAATTTTATTACCCATAATTTCATAGGTTTTGTTTGTATCTTCTTCAATAGAGTCAAATTTACCAAAGTCAGATGGGAGTTTAGCTACACCGTTATTTGGCTTTAATTTAACTTTATTAGCTATATAAGAGCTTTCGACATTAATTAATGACACATTTACATATCTTAATACGCTATTAATAGCGTCAATTAGTTCATTATTGGAATGTTGTCTGCTATAAGACTCATCCATATTATATAAAATACTTTCAATGATGGATTGTACCCTAATCATTAGATACCTCCATATTTAGCTGTAGATTTAAGTATTTTACCAGTGGTTTCGGAATATACGGTATTAGTAGTTCTGAATTCAGGATTTTTAGCTAACCAGATATTAAGCCATTTAGCAGCTTCAATATTATCTTTACCTTGACATTGTTGGTATTGCATCAATTCAAAATCAGTAGCAAATCTATGTCGTGGTATCATGGCAATTTTTTTAGCTTTACCATCATGAATTCTACCTTCCTCCATGCTGTCACGCATACGTTTACATTCACGGAGTACTACACCTTCATCATATGTCTGTTTAATTTTCCATTCACCTGTCTTAGGGTCAATTTCTATATCTGTGCCAATATTCATAGTACCTCCTAAAAAAATAAGGGGAGGTCGCCCTCCCCATATCATGTATTATTTTGTAATGTTGTAAATACGAGCGTTTGCAATTGGAGCTGTACATTCCAAAGTAGCATCACCAGTGATGTATTTGGATTTATAAGTACCTTTACGCAAGCCATCTTCAACGTGGAATGGGATTAAGTAACCCAATTTCCAGTATTGTGCTTCGATTAAGTCAACTACGTCATCAGTGTACATACGGTGGGAAACCAAGTCAATACGACCGAAGTCTGTTTCCAACACATCTACAACTTCAACGAGTTCTTTAGATGTTTGTTCACGATTTTTAGTAGTACCTTGAGTGAAACCAGAGCATACACGTTTGTTTTTACCAGACATTACTGCGAAGTCAATGGAGCCACCACGAGACCATGCTGCTTGCATAGCGTCATTGATAAGGTCAAATGTCAATTTACTTTGGTTAGCACCAGTAACCGCACCAGCATCTACTGCATTACCAGAAGTTAATTCACATTTACCATTAGCAATAGCAGCGGCAGGTGTTATAATAGTAGGTGCAGTTGCAGTAGTTTCTTGTTCAGTTGCACAGATATTAAATTCGTTAGCATTCAAAACTTTTACAAAGTATTGAGTGTTAGCTTTCAATTTAGTATCAAGAGCGTTAGAACCTTTGCCACGGAATACAACTACGTCACCGTTTACAAATTTATGGTTTGCAAGTGTAAATTTACCAGTAGTATCGGCTGTAACTTCTTTGAAGTTTTCCAAGAAGTATGGGATACCACCCATTTTACCTGCTACTGCATCATCACCCATAACTTTAGCTTTGTTACGAACGATAGCATACTCAAGGTCACGACCAATTTCTTTAGTCGCTTTTACCATTTGGTAGCCCAATTCATCGGACACACCATATTTAGCGATTGCTTGAGTAGTATCAGTTACGGAGTAACCATGTAAGAATTTTTGTACGTAGTTAGACTCACGTTTACGTGGATTTGCTTTTTGGGAGTCGAAATCAACGGCTTCTTGGTAAGCATTTTCCATTGCTGGACGCAAGGAGTCATTTAACCATGCATGTTCTGTAGATTTAACGGAAGTTTTGCCAAACTTGTTAGTCAATAGGGTTTGGTCAGGGTCAATTGCTGTGACGAAATCAGTGATGTCCTCTTTTTTACCAACAACGGTAAAAGAACGGACAGCCATATCCTTATCTGCCAATGTTTTATACCTCTTTCAAAAATTATAAGCTGGTTAAACCAGTTTGTTGGAATACTTTAACCAACTCATCGTTCGTCATACGGCCCAAAGATTTAAAATCGACTTGTTGTGTAGCAGATTTTGGTGGTCGTTCAGAACTGCCAGCACCTTCAACAACTGGAGGCTTTGGCTTATTAGTTGGTTGTGGAATATTAGGTACCGCTGGTTGCGGTGTATTTTGCTGATTATGTTGTGCATTCATCATGCCGTAATATTCATTACGAGCTGCTGTCATGAATTGTCCTACGATTTCAGCATCATAATTATCTAAAGCATTTTGAATTTTTACTGCTTGTTGATATGGCATGTTTTGTAAACGCCATTGAGCGTAGCGGTCAATTTCATCAAAGTTAGGGTCTTGTCGGAATTGATTTACCACATGTGTAAAATTCTTTTGGACTGCTTGTTGTTCATAAATTTGAGCCTTTATAGTTGCTACGCTGTCTGCCAATGCTGCAATATGAACTGGATTTAACTCGTCAAACTCAGTACCAAGATGTTTTTCAACTTCACCTTTTGCAAACTCTGTTAATTTATTATAATATTCCGCTTGTGATACTTGTGATTGTTGCGGCTCTTGTGTTTGTGGTTGCGTTTGAGGTTGTTGATATTGTGCCATCTGTGCTTGTAACTGACGACGTTCATCAGCTAAAGCTTGTGTTTTACGAGAATAATCCGCTTGGCGTTGATAGCCATTCAAAAGTTCTTCAAGTGGCACTTGTAATTCTTGACCGTCAACTTTGACTGTATACATTTGTGGTTCTGGTGCTTTATTTTCTGGTTCAGGTTCTGTAGTTTGTCCTTCTTCAGAGTCCTGCGTTTCTGGAGCAGGGTCTTCATCGTCTTCGCCATCAAAAGAAAGCATTCGATTGCCATTAAAGAATACGTCGCCGTTTTCATCAATACCAAAATCAAAATCAGCAGGTGCCGTATTGTCATCACCTGTGTCTGTTACATCACCTGTAACATCGGTTGGTTCAGTATCAGTTGCAGGTTCTGTTACTTCACCTTCTGCAAATGTTTGCAAATTAAATTCAAAATCCTTCATGTCTGTTCTCCTTTCACTCCCTATTGGGTTGGTGAATGTTTTACTTAAATTATAAACCGTCTACGGTAGTCCAACCGCTAGATGGTACATGAGTAGTGCCTCCACCACTAAACAATCCACCGATTGCTTTATAAAGTGGAACCTTTCTCCAGTCTGTTTCTTCTGGTGCTTGAATAGAATAATCACCACTAAATACTGGTTGAGGTGCTGGAGCTGGTACACTTACTTCACTGGAATTATCTGATTGTGGTTCGTAATAATCAGGTTCGCTATATGAATAAGATGCCGCTCTAGCTGCCGCTACTCTAGCTGCTTCTGCTTCCGCTTGTTGACGTAAGCGTTCTTGCTCTGCTAAATATTCACGATATGGAGCTCTAATAGCACCTTGACGATATAATTCTTCAATCTCTTGTGGATGGAATTCAGTACGTGCTTTCATAGAAGCAATGTCATCTGTTCCCCATCCAAGTTGACCTAATTTAGCATCGTCAGCCCATTGATAACCCATTTCTTTAGAGAATGGATTTTGTCGTGCCCAAGCCATATCTTGAGGAAGAGCATCCATACGTTGTTGAGCAATCTGTCCCATTGTTAATGGGGTATAGTTTCCTTCAGCAGCATTACGGAATTTATCTTCTAAAGCTTTGCCTTGTTGCAAAATACTATAAATAGCATTTGGATTAGATAATCCTTGATGACTCGCTGCAAATTCCTGACTACCATCACTTTGAAATTTAGGTGCCATACTTACAGATGTAAAATCTTGTGATGGCTTATACATGCCGTCTTTAGGGAAGCCTTGGGTAGCCTCATATTGAGCTTTTGCTTGATTAATTGGTTCCCTTTGCTTTATAAAGTCTTGGTAATTAGGTACAGCGTTCTGAACACCAGCTTGTTGAGCCAATGTATTCGCAATTGGAGAATATCCCATACGAGATGTTAAATCTGCATGCGGTTGGCTCATACTAGGTTCAGCTGCCATTACTTGATGCTGTGGTTTTGCATTTGGGCTTGGCTTTTTATTTAGCAATGCTTGTTGCTCTTGCGTAAAGCTTGGCCTTTCATTATATTCATTATTTACAGAACTTTCGCCAGAATTTTGTTTCATTTGAGGTACTTCTGTAAAAGTTCCTGTATTAATGTCATACTTAAATGGCAACTTCTTGTTACTATAAGAAATTTTCAATTTTGCATATCCTTTCTAAAATTTACTCATAACCCTGAGTAGGGAGATAATTGGACCACCTCCGTCATACAACGCCTAATATGAAGTTAGTTATCAAATTATCACCCCCAATCGTGGTTATGTTTTATTCTGGATAGTATCCAGCTCTTTGTTTAAACTCCTGAGCTTTGAGTAAGGTTTTTAATTCTTCCTCGGCAATAGAGCCATTAGCAATTAATGCTGTTAGAAAATCATTAAAAGCCTCCGAGGCCACGAGAAGGTTCCGTTGGTGCTCCATTTCCTGCACGGGGCACACTTTGAGGCGATTGATTATCAGTCCTTGATACGCCTCCAACCAATCCTTGAGCAAGGTTTGCACCGCCGAAGCTAAATCCCGTTGCATCATTTCCGCCTGTAGATTGTTGGTTTCCTTGGAAAGCTCCGAATAATCCACTTTGTTCTGTTCCATTACCTTCACCTCCAAATAATAACTGCAATTCAGGTGGTAACATTAATAAATATTGAGGTGGCAATACACCAAATGTCATATAAGCTTGAAGTGCTTGTGGTGGTAATTGACTTAATACTTGTTGTTTAAGTTGCATATCCATAATAGCACGTTGTTGTACTACCGCAGGGTCTGTAACATAATCATTATAGTTTTTAAAACCAGCACTTTCAATCCATTTTTTAAACAAATTGTAAATGTTTTGTGGTGTAACAATAGGAATACCAGCTGCTTGTGTTTGCATTAACGCTGTAAGCATTGTTTGTAACGTCATAATAGTAGACTCTTTAGTAGAAATACTGATACCAGCATTTACCACTAAATCAAAATTACCATTTAAGTCGTCAGGGCTTATACGTAACTGTTTATTTGTTAGCCGAACCACTGTATCTTGGTCAACGAATTTTTGGTTAAGGCTAACCATGAAACGAAACAGTTCCGAAATCCCTGTCTCCGCAAACATACGAGCCACTAGCTCTAGTCTTTGTGCACTTTGCCCAAGGATTGCACTAATACCTGTGGCCGTATTGTGAGTCACGGTATAGGTATATTCAATACAAAATTGACCATCTGTAGCATCTACTGTTAAACAACGCATTGGGATAGGTTCAATTTCAGTAATAGAAACAATGCGAACTTTATTAACTATTCTAGTTTGACGTTTCCATTTTTTAGCTTTTTTAGCTAGTTTGAACGGATTATCTAACGCAGAAATACCAATATTGTAATATTTAGTATTAGGTTTAGCAAGTTTTCCGGGATTTGTTTCTGTAACTGTTACGTCCCAACCAAGTGATTTCGCTAATCTAACTACATCATCACATAATTGACCTTCTTTTTGAATAAAGATACAGAACCCACCGCTATGATGACAACCATCTGTGTCCATTAAACCACGAAGTAATTCTAAGCGTTGTTCGTAACTTGCTTCAAAATAGATTTCTGGGATGTGTTTAACGCCGCTATTTTCACTATATGACTTACGAATACCCAAATCAATACAAATATTAGTTAAATCTGTATCTTTAATGCGATATGTTACTGCCTTACCAGAATTTTGGTGCTTAGTTTTTTCAAGATAGCCACCATGTTCAATAGTCCAATTATTTACATATTCGATAATCTCTTCATCTTCTGAACAGAATACGTTTTGCCAACTACCACCATCGCCTAACCATAAACCTAAGAAGTATGGGTCCAATGGCAAATCTTTATCTAAACTTGATAAAGGTTTTTGAACACGGTCAATGTAGACTCTCTCTTTATATTTTGACATATAATTGAAGATATAGTCTGTATCAACCGTTTTTCTAGTGCCACGTTGGTTTTGGATTGTCCATAAATGTTCACCACCAGCACGAATTACTTCTCCATTAGAGAATTTTAATTCATATGCTTTTTTAGGAAGTTGAATTTCATGTGCTTTAACAACGGTAGTCGGTTGACCATTTTGACCTACAAGAATATCACCGTCTACAATGTCTTTTAATTCTTTGAATTTACCATTAGCTAGTGGTATCATATGGTGAATATCACACATTTTGTTTAGGCTGTTAGCATCGAGGCCTTGGTTATACCGTGTAATACCAGTGCGGTTTTCTTTTTGCCCTTCTAACCACTCTAAAAACTGGAATGTTTGTGGTGATAACTGATTTACAGGCATAGACATAGCTACATCACCCATATTAGCACCGGGTTTTTTACGTATTACTTTACGTCCCTCAATATAGTCAGAGATATTAATACTATCTTCTGCTAAAATCATCTTAGGGTCATTAGTCAATGCAATATTTTGTACAATTTGACGAGTCAACGCCACTTTCATGTCTTGCAACTCACCAATCAGTTCTGCATAAGAGCGTTTTACCCAAATACGATGAGGGTCTTTAGTTGGTGAAATAGCAAAGAATGGATGCCTACCCATATAATTAGGCTCTGCTCGAAGGATTACATCACCAGCAATGGTAATAATCATATCTTCAAGAATACCATCGTTATTAAAGTCGATTTTTGTATAACATTCATAAATAGTGACTTCTTCACGAGCTTTGTCTTGTTGATTATTATGTAAAGGAGTATAATGGTCGCCAATAGCATCTTCTACTTGGTCCATAACCCAAGTTGTAGGGCCATTATCTGGATGAACCTTATCTACATTGGCATAAATACCTTCTTTTTCTTTTTGACGAAGATGAGACATCGTTACTTTCTTGCGATGAGCAACAAAATTCGCATCTTCGAGATTTTTAGCATCTGGAGAATATAAAAACTCAGATACTAATATGTTTTCTAATTTAGGACTGTTCTTAATGTAATACGGAGAATTCCATGTTACGGTAAAATCCCCCATCAAATCAGGGCCTTCAACGTTCGTAATTTCAACACCAGTTTGTGTTAATAGTTTTAATGCGTCTGCATTCAGCTTCGCTGTTTCTGGTGTCCATCCTTCTGTGCGTTCCCAGTAACATTTGATAATACCAAGACCAGTAATTAAAGCATCCTTCATCCAATTATATAATAAAGGAAAGAACTTATTCTGTCTTTGTAATTGATATACTAATAAATCCTGCATTACTTCAGCATTTTGGTCGTCTTCCTCGGTGACACCAGCGACTGTAATTACCTCATCAGAGCCTGTGAATACCTTCATTAAAGATGGTAACGCCCATTCAATAGTATCTGCAACATCAGTAGATACTAAAGAAGATGTTTTACTTAAAATAGGAAACTTATTAGCATAATACTCTTTATCAGCATAATAAATATTGTATCTTTCACGAACTGTTGGTTGGATTATAGATTGTTGATATGCTTCTGCTTCTGCAATATCGGCTTTTACCAAACTTAGTAAAGCTTTGTCGGCTTCTTCGCCTGTTAATTCTACTGTAAAATCTTCAGCCAATCTTACATTGCACCTCCCATCGGTATATCAGCTGTACTTACTGTTCCAAATGTACCAACAGGTGGACTCGCAATAGCTGAAATATGTGCTAAACTATCAATTAAATCATCATGTAGAGATTTAGGGAATGATAAGAATTCACTCTCTAGCTCTACTAAGAAATCTTTTCCCATAGGGAACCATAATGTACCAGCTTTAAAACGTGGCTGCAAAGCTGCAATACGGATTTCTTTTTTCTCTTTTGCCTCTAATGGTTTTACGGTAAACCAAGTATTACGTTTAATCATTTCTTTCTCAACAAAATGAATAAGAGCCGCCTGATAAGCGACTTTTTCAATACCAACATAAATTGGTCTGTATTTTTGAACCATACCAAAGATAGTATCAATGGTTTTAGTAGGGTCCCATCGACCATAATCAATCTCTAATAAGAACCAGTGGTTATCTGGATTGACAGCAACTGCACAAACAGATGTAAAGTCGGCCGTCTCTTTTTCGGAAATAGCTAAGTCACATGCCACAAATACAGAACATTCTTCAAGTTGTATTGTATTAGGGTCATAATACCTAAAGTATTCTTTCTTAAAGATTTGGCTTTCAGGGGAAATAGCAATACAAAGTTTTTCACGTTCCCAAATATCTAACTGCCCAAGTTTACGCCACTTTTCACGTTCATCATTGATGGCTTCTACTGGATACATTTCTTCCCAGTTAGATTGACCATCTTCATTTAATACAGGGATGCGTTCCGCATCAAATCCTAATTCTTCTTTGTTGGATATTACCTGTTCGATAATGCACTTTTCACCAAGGTTATTGCCGATGAAGAATATCCGTGTGTTTTTACCAAGGAAATACACATCAGACAAGAACCATTGATAGTCAGACTTTTGCACCGTATCAGATAAACTATCTTCCAAGTCTTGAGGGTCATCTATGAGAATAATATCAGGCCGTCTATCTTTGTTATTCAAACCACGAACACTCGAACCTTTACCATATGCTTCCATACGTACAGTAATTTCTTCGCCGTTTTTATCTTTAACGATAATTTCAAATGCCTTCTCAGATTGTTCTTTAATACGAACAAGATTGAGGTTCATTAACTCATTCGATGTATATTCTTCAGCAATATCTTTAAGCCTTCGGCTGGCTGCCCGTTGGTTAGCCATGATAAATACGATGTATTGTTTCTTCTTGGATGGAAATACCAGACAATGAATTGGAAATGCTCTCAATACGTAACTCGTGTTGTGTGTGATAATATGGGACGGTGTGATTTGAAATAAACCACTCTCTGATTTAACCTTAATACATTTACAATCTACACTATCTACTTTTTCAACACTCTTGATTGTACGCATTAGACTACGTTTATCTTTGGTTGTTTGGATATATTTATTCTTACGTTGTAGTCTCAAGAATGGGACTGTAGGTTTAAATGATACTTGATATGAAATGCCACAATCTTTACCATAAAGTTTGGCAGGTCTTTCTACGAGAGTAGTTTTCATACCCAAGCTATTTGCTAAGATTTTCACGCCTTCTGCAATTTTATAGCTTTTATTGGTAAATGTTACTGTCCCCTTTTTAGTGCCAGATTTGGCTATTGTGCCATCACTGTCAATCAAGCCAGCCAACAAATTAAAACGCTGATTGGTCGAACCAAATAAATACGGCATTGGAATGTATTTATTGTTAATCAAGCCATTTTCAATAAGTAGTTTTCGTAAACCATGTAATGTAACCGTATATACACCTTTGCGATATTCGTGTTTGGTATAATCTTTCCAACCAATAATCTTTTCAAATTCTTCAATATCTTGATGACCAACAGTAATATCAGGTTTACTAGCAGTGCCATCGCCTAACCAATATCCTAATACATATGGGTCAATTGGTAATTCTTTTTCTTCATACTCAGCGTATGTACATGGAATTCTAAATGCCTTTTCTTGATAACCATTACGGGGTTTACCCAGATTTTGATATGCATACAGCTCTAATGTGGATACTGTATTTTCTCTACGTTTGTGTTTATCGTATACAGTCCATAAATGGTCTACGTCACAAATAACTTCTTCACCAGTATCAAAAGTAACCTTGAAGCAATTACCATCTTGAAAAATACCAGAAACGTATTCTACTTCTATTGGTTCACCAAATTCATTTAATACGTAATCACCAGTTTGAATGCGTTCAATAGTGGTATAACCATTTGGTGTAGGTACAATAGTGTTTAATGCCAACGCTTTTGCTGATTCACGAAAACCTTCTACGGCATAGTGTTTACTACCGTTAAGTAATACTTCTCCCCATTTACGGTGGAACCAAGCTGGTTTTACTTCATGCTCAGCTGGCAAGAACATTTGTCTAAATAATACCAAATCATTTTCACATCTGTCGTATATCTCTGCTAACTGTTCTATTTCGTTTGCCATTACCAATCTCCTTTCCTTGTCCTTTCACTACTATCTCTCAAAAATACGGTTTAGTCTATCTTTTGTTTCAATACAGTCTATTTGGTATTACCATACAATTCCCTTGGTATTACCACTGAGCTAAATTGAAATACAAAAAACAATACACGTTATCGGTTTCGTAATAGATAGTACTGCTGTATTTGGAAGCCCCACCCTAGAAAGCTGATAACGTATTTTTCTGACGAGTACGTAAGTACGAGGAAGAAAAAGAGAAAGATAAAGAAAGAAATATATAAAGAAAGAAAAGAAAGAGAAA